TTGGCTTGGCCTTTTCTTACATAATATACTTCTGTAATATCACTAGTGCCACGGAAATTATTTAAACTAATTTGTCCTGAAGCAGGTATTGATGTTTGAGAGTTAGGTATAGGATCGTTATCACCGTCTCGGTAATATTCGCTAAGTTTGAATTGTCCATCACTGTTAGGATCACCGAATTCGGTCTTTACAGTATTTAGACTAACTTGTCCTGAGGACGGTATAGCCACGTTTATTCTCCCTTAAGAGCCTTGACTTCGTCCTGTAAATCTTTAATTGCTTCTATTAATAGTCCAACAATTTTTTCATATTTTACTGCTTTGTAGCCATCGTCTCTTGTTTGTACTAATTCTGGTAAAACTTTTTCAACATCTTGTGCTATAACACCAACATCATGTCCTTCGTAAGTTGACTGCTTGTCGTTCCAATCAAATTCAACACCACGTAATTGTGCTACTTTATCAGAAGCATTTTCAATTACTTTAACGTTATCTTTTAATCTTTCGTCTGAACTATAATACGCAACTACGTCAGCAGTAGCACTAATTTCACCTGTTACTCTAAAGTCTCCAGTGTAAGTTCCTGACATACTTACGCCAACACTACCACTAGTACCACCGCCTGATATACCATTACTTACTGTAACTGCTGTAATATCACCTGAATTACTTGTATATCCATTTGGATTAGTGTTATTATATGGTGTAAATCCTAATGCACTTGTTACTTGTGAACTTGAAATACTTGTAAGAAAGCCTGAATTATTTGTTAATTGGTTAGTATTAGTTGGTATTGTTGTACTATTGAATGCATTAGAACCAAAACTAAATGATTGATCAGTCTGTCCTAGAACTTCAAATGTTAATGTGTTTCCGGATTTACTAATACCGTTTAGATAATGGTTATTATTTACATAACTTGTAATGTAACCGGCATTATTATTAAATTCGCTTATATTAATACTGCCTTTAGAAAGTTTTCTCTGGGCGTTTGCACTATCTACAACTACGAAATAATCACCATGACCGTTTGTGGTACTTGTTGTAAGTTCTGATAAATCCAAACTAATATCTGGTGTTGTTGTTCCACTAGATACGTCTAATCCTGATCCAACAGTTACATTTGTTACAGTACCTGTATTTGTAGTAAATCCTGCACCATTTGTTAATTGGTCAGTGTTTGTTGGTATAGTACTACTATTAAATGCATTACTACCAAATGTATAAGTTCTATTGGTTGTGCCGTTAACACTAAATGTTAGTGTATTACCTGATTTAGTGATACCGTCTAAGTAATAGTTATTACTTCCAGGAATACTTTGGAAAGTGAAATTACCACTACCATCTGATGTCAATACTTGTCCGTTTGATGATGAAGCATTTACATCTCCTAAGTCGCCTAAGTCAGTAACACCTGCCGCCGTAGTTGCTGGTGCCCATGCACTTCCGTTCCATTGTAAAACTTGGTTTGCACTTGGTGCCGAACTAGAAACATTATTAAGATCTGCTAAATTGGCACTTGCTATTCTGGCATCTGCTCTATTATTTGTGAAGTATAAATTTGTACCTTCAGAAAGATTGGATGTACTGTTAAGTCCAATTGCTGTATTGGCACTTGCTTTTGCTCTAGCATCTGTAAAGTATAAGTTATTAGAACCTTCTGCAACACCGTCTGTATTACCACTGAATGTTTGTGCTGAACCTAAACCTACATAAGTAGACCCGTCTTCAGTATACTCCCAACGAGTACCACTTTCGTTCCATCTAAATAAAACGTTATTATGTGTTCCACGTTCAACCTCTATACCAGCATTTTGTGATGGTGTTCCTGCTTCATTATTGTTAAGTACAATAATATTATCATCTACAGTTAAAGTTTCTGTATTAATTTCTGTTGTTGTTCCATTTACTATTAAATTTGCATTTACAATAATATTAGAACTAAAGGTTGCAACGTCATTAAATGTTTTAGCACCTGAAATACTTTGTGTACCACTTGTTCTTACTATTGTAGCATTATTAAGTCCTGATACCTGAGTATCAACATAAGCCTTCATGTTTGTGTTGGCTGTATTTGTTACTGTACCAGCATTTGTTTCTTTTAAATCTGCGTATGCTTTAACTGACTGTTGAGTTGGAATTAATGTAGCACTATTAGATGCCATATTATCTTCATCTACAAACCCTGTAGCAGTAATACTACCGTCACTAAGATTACCAAATTGTACTGTTCCACTGGCTGTAATACCAGTAGCACCTGTAATTCCTCCACCTAGACTTAATGCACCACCTGTTAATGTTGCTGTTCCATCTGTAATTGAACTACCTGTAATTGTTCCTGCGGCAAAGTTACCTGATCCGTCTCTTGCTACAACTTTACCTGCTGTAGCATCTGGTGTTGCATCTACAGCCACAGCATCTGCTGAAACTGTCATATATGCACCTTCACCTACGTTGAATGTTCTGCTAGAAGCAAGTGTACCACCACCTGTTAAACCGTCTCCAGCAGTCATTGTAGTTGCTGTAGTTGGGATAGCAGTAAACGATACTGCACCAGATCCGTCTGTAACTAGAGCGTGATCAGCCACACCGTCTGCAACTGGTAATGTATAACCTGATCCACCTCCTAATGTTAAGGATGTTTTAATAGTTGCCGCTCCGGCAAATAGGTTTTCAACTGGTTCACTGCTTGTACCAAAGTTTTGTGTACCTGCACCGAATGTTATATCACCACTTATATCTAAGTTAGTACCGTATATGTTTGCAAATCTTGTTGTTGCGTTACCTAAGTCATTACCAATTGTTACACCATTTGAACCTGCAAAAAAGGCTCCTGAATAAGCAGTAGCAAATTTATAATCACTTGATCCTAATGAGAAACTGTTATCACTAACTGGAACATATCCAGTACCTGTATGTATAACAGCAGACGCACTAACATTAGAAGCACCGTCTGAACCTGGACTACCACCTACATTTAATACATAAGCCGCATCAGCTCTATATGCTCTTTCTGCCAATGGTACTGATGTTGCGGCATATTCGCTTCTTAAATTTTGTCCAGGATTAATAGTGGTTCCTATACCACCACTTGCACTTAGTTCTAAATAGTAGTTAATGTTTTCGCCTTCTGAAGAACTTGCAATATCCTTAACAACAAATGACGGGTGGTCACTCATTATGGACATAATTGTTTCTTTACCTGCAGATGTACTTGTATCACCTTGGTTTAATGAACCATCACTTACATATACTAATGCTAATACTGGTTTTACAATGTCGTTTGCATCTGTTAAAAATATGTTTCTTAATTTTGTACCATAGTTACTAGGATTTCCTGCACTTGAAATACTGCTATATGCATTGGAAACTTCACCTGAGTATGAGGCTAACTTAAATGCTGTTCCATCATATATGCTAAGTTTGTCATTGTTAGTATTGAAATGTGCGGCACCAGGTGTTGGGTTTGAGGGTACTGTTGAACTTACAACTATATTTGTTGCAAACTTCCACTGACTTCCGTCCCATACTTTAAACGTGCTATCGCTTTTATCGTACCAAAGTTGTCCGATTAATTTTGTTCCCGATGGTTGCACCGTACTTGCAAAGTTTTCTAGATGTCTAATTGTATTTTGTACAAAATACTGACCGTATCCAGAAACATTTCTACCTATTAGTGTTAAAGCATAAGTTGTATCGACAGTAGTATCCGGTATGGTAGCCGTTACTGTTCCGTCTGAATTTGTAATTGTATATGCCATTTTCTTATTTCCTCATTAACTTAACTGTATTCTTACAGTATAAACTATTTCTATTATTCTGTTTTGACTCTTTTGCACCGGATGAAAAATAACGTGTGTCAACATTGTACTTGTATCTATATCTGAACCATCTGTTGGGAATGTAAATAATCCTATTTCATCAAATACATAATTACCTGCATTATTTGTTGCAGTATCGAATAATTCTGCATCTGATGGTTCGTTATAGCCTAAAGTTGCTGTTATTTTAATGTCTGTGTAAGATGCACCAACAGTAGTGGATATAAATGTATCTGTACTAGCAGGATTTAACCTTTTGCTGTACGTTCTACTGTATAACCCTGCAGAGTTTTCATACGCCTCACTAACTTTAGGAGTTTTATATGTAATTTTACCTGCTGTATCTATACTTGTAGCACCGTTTCCAAATGCGATTCTGTCAATAAAAGCATTTTCTGTATTAAAACTATTTAATGCCTGTGCAACAATATAAGCCATGTTTCCATAGTGTATTGCATTTCTTTTATTAACGAGCTCTTCGCCTGTTTCCTTATCTTTGATCAAAATATGACCACTAACATTTAAACCGACTGTATCGTCTGGCTTATGAATTTTTTTATCTTGATCTATTTTCATTTCCTTGCTCATGTAACTATTTATCACCTTTCAAAACTATGTAGTTTATTACCTGTTATGTATAAATTTCATAATGGTGTTGTTTGCTAAATCTATGTTTCCAATATCTGCTAAACTTGTAGCACCTGGATCTAACCAAACATTTGCTTCTGGTTTTCCTGTTATATCAGTAAATTCGTGTTCTGTAGCACCGTTATAAACGTTTATTGTTATAGCACTTCCACTTGCATCTGTTACAATCCAATCTTGTGCCGTTGTTCCTTTTGTACCTCTAGTAATGGTACTTAATACATTAGAAGATGTATTTCGTTCTGTATATTCTATTCTTTCTGAACCTACCCAAATAACACCTGGAGTATTAAGAAGTGGTTTAGGAAGTTTAGATGCATCTGCAACTGTAATACTAGTGCTATTACTTATAATATTTGCCGCTAATGTTGTTGAATTAGCAGGTAAAAGTCTAAAGTGTTCGGTATCACCAAACATATCTAAGTGTGTTCTATATGTAACTGTAGAAGCATTTGCACTTGCTTGTGCCAAACTAGTATTTCCTTGTAAATGTGAATTAGTTGTAACTGTTAATACAAGGTTTTCTAAAGGACTAATCATTGCTAGTTCTTCTGGTCTTCCTTCACCATATAACATTCTTCCAAAAGTAACATTGTCAAATCCACTATAGGTTTGGTCGTTTCTTCTAAATGTAACTAGGTCTTCGTCAAATGTACCTTCGTAATTAATAACTTCAACATTTAAATCTAAAGTAGTAACGTCAAATCCGTCTGTATCATATGCGTAGAATTGTTGATAGTTTGTTGTGCCATCATAATTATCTACAACTTTACTAAACACATTTGCATCTAGTATTTCCCCTAGGAAATTACCACTTGCTTTAGATTTAATTAAACTTAATGTTTTATCTAAGTGTCCGCCTTCTACTGCATTAAACATAATAGTTGCATTTCCTACAACACTTGTATTTGCAGATTCACCAGCAACATAAGATTGAGAAACTAAATATGTTTCCATTTCTGTATCAAACTGGTTTATAACATCTGGATCAAATTTAACTATTCTATCTACAGATCTAACATTTACATTTCCACTAACATCTGCATTTGAATTAGATTTTAACCATGCTAAATTATTTGCAATACTAATATTAGCACTTTCTGTTGCTATGTTCCAGTTAAACTCTGTTGGAACAAAGTGAGTTCTATCAAATACAATAGTATCTTTAATTTTTCTTACAGGATCTCCGGATTTATCTGTGAGTCCTGCATACTTTTTATGTGTTGCTAAAGAATTCATTAAAGCAACATCTGAATTACTGTCATCATCTAATATTCTAACTATTCCTTGATCTTGGTCTACATAAGCAGGTCTATCAAAGTCACTAATCATTTGATCTTTAATGTATTCTATTGGTGCAGATTTACCATCTTTATATTCTCTGACTTTACTTGTATATGGTTTTACTTCATTCATATACTCTAATACTTTGTTAAAGTTTTCTGGTTTAAATCCGTTAAACTGAATTAAATCTGTTTCTTCTTTTTCTACATATAAGTAACTTGTTTTAAATGCCCAGTCTAGTTGACCTTGTTCAACGTATGCATGTTTTAGCAAGTTAAAGAATATTTTATTCCATAATACTTTATCTTTAAATGTATTGGAACTTATTATTTTTAATAAAGTACGCAATTCACTATTTAATATACTGTTAGAATCGTCTGTATATACAGTATCTTTTAATTGTACTATTTCGTTTTCTATACTAATTAATCTAAACGATTGATTAGAACCTATATACATATATAGTTTATATCTTTCTGTATCGTTGCCTTTAACTTGAATAATACTACCATCATTAATAGAAAGTTTTAAGGTGTCTAATTCAGAAACACTACTTACTTTATAAATTGGTTTATAAGAATCATCATAATATTCTAATTCTTTGGAAACAGGATCTATACTCTTAACAGCATACCAATTTTTAGGCTCTATATATGTTCTATTTGTTGGTAATGTAGAATCCCAATTAGCAAACTCTGTATTCATTTTAATAATATTAAATTCTTTGTTAATAATATTAACAAGCAATCTTCTTGCTTCTTTAATATCTTTAAACATAGTTTGTCTAGGTCTAAATTGTATTCCGTATCTTTGTACCTTACTCAATGTTCCATCAGGGACCATATTTCCTAATTCGTCAAATCCACAAATACTATCTATAAGTTTCTGTGTTAAGTCTTCAGGTATAATACTGTTGTTATCATTTTCTCTTGCAAGTTGCCATGATACATGCTTTTTACCATCTGGGTTAAGATTTTTACTAAAGTTAATTTGTAAATTATCGTCCTCATCTCTGATTTCACTTGAAACATTAGTTAATGTAAAGGAATTGTCTTTAACAAAACTTATTAGTTGTAGTCCATAATTTATAGGATCTGCAATGTATTTTGCAATTTGTAAAGCAGTTAGATCTCTGCCTAAATTTATCCTTGCATTGTTACTTAATGTATCTTTATTTCTTACCCAGTAAAAATATACTGGTACATATTTGCCAGTTGCAGGATTTAATTCTTGAGATTCTAAATACATGTTTGCACTTCTAGGAGTTCCGGAACCTAAATAGGATGTAGGCAATACAGAACTCTTTGTCCATTCATATATTGAAACAGTACTTCCTGGGAATGTACTACCCCAATTCAACCATCTATCTCTTGCAGAACCTTGCTCATACCAATTGTATCTTATTGTAGAAATATCCCACCATACTTTACCAACGTGTTTATCGTCAAATCTATTTCTAGAGCCTGTATAAACAACTGGGTCATCTGCACAAATAAAGTCTATTTCTTTATCAATGTATCCTGGAATAACACCTTTAAATGGGTCCCAAACTTGTAAGTCTAATCTTTGTGTGCCTGATTGATTATCATATACAAGTGCCTTATTAAGGAACTTAGTATCAACTAAATTTTCTTGCTGTCTACCAGGAGCAATATTTCCGCTCTCTAAATATGCCCAACCATTGCCTTGATAATTATCAATCCAAACATTTCCAAAACTACTTAACGTATTTGGAATAGTAGAATATGTTGCATTTGCTGTAGCAATATCCGATTCAGTAGCATATCTTTGGCTTTCTAAATATAATACATCTACTTCTTGACTCATAGAACCTGATCTTAATCTTACTGGATTTCCTGTAAGTGATCTTAGTTCGTATTGGAATAAATCTTTTGCAAAAATTACTGAACCGTCTCCAAAAATACTATTAGGATCTTGCCCTGCAAGACCACTGCCGCCAGAGCCTCCTGGAACTTGTCCAAATGCTGGGTCACCAATTGTGTCAACACATAGTAATTTAATTACATCTAAAGGACCATCCTTTTCTATACCTAAATTTAGTTCGTCTGCAAGTCCTGTAAGTTTTTGTAATGCCTCAGGATTGTCTTCTTTTCCATCTTGTGTTTCAATAACTGCTTGAACACAAAGGGAAGCAACATTGTAATCACCTGGTGGTATTCCTAAGCCATCTAGTAAACCCGGAGTTCCTCCTATCCTGATACCTGGGAAAGCAGGACTTCCAATTCTAATTCTGCTTATATTATCATTAATTGGTACAGAATCTGCATATAAAACATCTGGACTATATCCGTAATTTTGTAATGCATCTTGTATAGCCGCTACTAGTTCGTCTACAGGATTAATATCATTAATTAGGTCTGGTAAACCTAGAGCATTTTTAGCCGTTCCTGGTTGGCTACAATCTGGTATCTCTCTTGATGTTAAGAATATTTTAGCACCACTACCACCTACTAGTAAATTATTAAGAGGGTCGTAACCTCCTGGAGAGGGAAGTTCCTCTAAAGTAATAGGATCAAATTGTCCTAGTCCTGAACCTGATGTGTAATAACCTTCGGCAGTTAGTCCTGCTTCGTCTCCTAAATTTATATGGTCGTATTCTAATGGTAAACCATTTGTTAAGTCTGTTGGGAATACTTTATATATTCCTCTATCTAATATTCTAACACTTGTAATTCCACCTATTGGGTCTACACTAGTAACTTCAAATTTTGCTACCCTTGGAATTAAACCGTTATTATCAACTGTTGCTTTTGCTGTTGCATCTCTCTTAGAGAAAATATTGTTTCTTACTTTAAAGTTTTCCTCTGGTACAAAGTCTTGACTTGTTGTAAAGTCTGTTGTTACAGTATAATATTCTGTTTTATTTAATCCAACAAATTGTACATCAAATGTAATAGGGGTTGAACCGCCTACTCCCTCTGTTGCTAAAGTTTCTATAGGAATAGTAACAGTATCACCTATTTCAAATCCTACTGTTTTATCTCTACCAAAGTTTCCTATTGTTGCCGCACCATTCTCATCTATAGTTACAGTAACAACTCCGCCTTTATATTTTTCCCTTAAATTAGAAAGTGTAATTTGGTATTCACCTGCTACTCTATCACTGTCTGGGCCATTAATATTTTCAACAGATGCAATATAATTATTTTTATAGAATACTATGTCATTAGTAGTATAGGCTGTATTTGCTTGCCATTCTGTAGGTACTGGTGTTGTTCCTAAATCTAAAATTGTAACTTTAGGTGGTCTATTTATATCGTATTCTTCACCTGGGTTATCAATAACAATTTTAGATATACCATTATTAGCATCAAATAAGACAGTTTTAACACTTGCATTTCTTCCTGGTGTGCTACCGTCTCCTATTCTAACAACTATGTTTTCTGGTGCACTATATCCTGCACCTGGTTGATCTATACATATATCTTTAATACCACTAAAAGGATCTTCAATAGGTGTACCACCAACTAATCTTAATCTATCTCCAACTGCATAACCACTACCGCCTGTTGTTACATTTCTGCTTGATAATACAGAACCTGTAGTTGCGTCACTTGGTGATGTATTTCCTATAAACCCACCGTCTACATCATAGTGTGTATATATCGCAGTTTCTGTAGTACCTGCTGAACCATTATAATAACCTGTTGTAGCAGGTATAACAGCAGTATTACTTACTTCAGTACTAATAAAGGATCTTACAATATGGAAATCTAATACTTCTTTATATATTCCACCTGAACAGCCTTCTTTAACAGTAAGAGGAGCATTTGTACAACTACTAATTCTAACTTTATCTGCACCAACGGGTGTTACATCAAATCCTGTTGCTTTATTACAGTTGAACGACTTCATAATTGCTTCTTGACTGCTACCATTGAACTTAATTTCTTGTCCATTAATAAACAAATTGTCGCCAGTATTTAAATTTACATTTCCAATATCAATTGTAATACCTGGTGTAGGTCTATATACTGGTACCGGTACTTCATCTCCTGCACCACCATTTTCATCTATAGGTTGTATAGTAATAAACCAATTATTGTCGTTAAAGTCTATGTTAGTATCTATAGGTCCTTCTGCTATATCTTCCGGAGGTGTTGTTATAGGATCATCATCGTCTCCACTACCACCAATAGGTAGTGTTCCGTCATATGGATCGCCATAAAAGAATGTATCGCTTACTTGTAATCCGTATAATTCGCCGCCTGTGACACTAATTATTCCACCGTCATTTAGTTTTACATCTGTATTAATACGTTTAGGACTAAAGTTATAGAACATTCCGCCTTTTTCAAATGCACTTCTATTTGCATCTAGTACATTATAGAAAGGCATTGTTTCTGCATCTAATGATCTTAGCAATGGAGCACTAATTGGTATTATACCTTCCATTCTTTGTGCTAGAGGAACAATATAATTACCGCTTATAAGTTGTACTTGGTTGTTTACATACCTACCACTTGCTAACGATATTGGAACTCCGTAACTAGGTTGGTATACTGTTTTAACTGTTTTTCTAAATACACTTGGTACAAAACTTGACCCTGTCATAAACGGTCTTGTAAATCCTTGCCAGTTAGCATGACGTTTTCCACCCATGAGGGATCTGAGCCATCCGCCACCGCCACCACCACCGCCTTGTTTTTTAGTTGATGCTGTACCTGACTGTGTAATTATTGATGTACTAGCACCTGTAGGTGTATTAGTTGTACTAGAATTTGCACTATCAGGAATTACGCCTTGCTGTGAACAGTCTATAACTGGGTTAGGATCTGCACCTGGATCATCAATTACTGGTTGTGCTTTTGGTAATAGTATACATTGTTTATAAATTGTACTAGTACCATCTTTTTGTACAACCACAGTAATATATGCACCATTAGTATGATCTAAATTAAAATCAATTGCACCACTAAATTTAACACCTATCTTTTGTCCGCTATGTGTTGGGTTATGTCCTGCACTAAAAAGTTTTTTTCCTAATCCACTATTTTGATAATTGTTTTGGTTTCCACCAGTTGATTGACCAGTGCCTCCAGCATTTGTACCTGATGTTGTGGCTGATGTTCTAAAGAAATTCTTTTCATCATCTGTCAGTCTTCTCAGACTTTGAGGATTACTTATTCCTACTAAGGTTGTTGTTGCACCTTTTGTTGCACCTTGATATATTAAGATACCGTCTGCGGCACCAAAGTTATCAAAGAATAAAGTACCTGCACCACTGCCTGTTGTTTGGAAGTGATGGGTATCTCTTTGTCCTCTAACATTTTGTAGTTGTTTATAGAAGAAAGCAACTGAATCGTCTCTGTCTACTCCTGAATTTGTATTACCTGATGTAACTGTTGTATCGCTTTTGTATACAACTTCAGAGCAATTATCCATCGCATTTCGTTTTGCTGATACATGGAATTCAATTGAATGCCAGTGGTTGCTACCACCTCTAGATGTACCAGTAATACTAATTTGTTGTGTACCGTCAAACTCTACTTCGATAATAGCACTACTTACTCCGTTTGGTTGAGCACCTGATTTACCTAAATATTTTCCTTGTACAGTACTTTGTCCTATAACTGTTCCGCCTGATACTGTGACTTTAGAGTTACTATAATGTTTTTTACCTGATTGGAATGCATGAACAAACAGCCTACCAGCAACATTTGGTGTAAAAGATAGTGTACATGATTTTGTACTTCCGTTATCACTCCATGTCTTAGCACCTAAAATACTACCCCCAAGTTTAGTCATTCCTTGTGACCCGTCTGTACCACCTACTTGTCCTCTAGGTGAGTAGTAACCACTATAAGCACTTGTCCATTGTCTTTTGCCGTGTCCTGAACCGTTTGCACTAAAACTATTTGAAGGTATATTAGATCCTGTAAAGCATGTTTTTCTTCCTAGTGATGGATCATCTTTTGGAGTTCCTCTAAACGGAACTTTAGCACATGCATCTGGTCCACAACGTTTTGTTGGAGCATCAGCAAGTAATTTACCATTAAGTACTGCTGTTTGTTTATTACCCAATGCAGGATTTTTATCTGTTCCTTTTAATGCAGATTTAGGATCAACTGTGACCATGTCAATCGTTACGACATTCATACCATTGCCTTCTTGTGCAATGTTTGTTGCCACTATTGCAGGGTCTACATTTTTATCTACTGGGTCTAATATCTGTGGTTCGTATGTTGTTTGTGGTTTTGATTTTACAGAATTCTCATTATCATCAAGAGTAATAAGTCCAGTTTTCCTAATTTCCTGTACAGGTTTTTTAGGATCTACTACTAACTTACCTGTTTTAATTAAATTCTTAAGATCCCATTTATCAAAGTCTTCTATGTAAGGTGTTCTACCTGCAAAGTCCCATGGTTTGTTACCAAATATATCAACAGTTGAAGTAATCATAGGAATGTCTATGTAGAATGTATCACTTTGTACAAACCCTTTTTTAATAGCCTGTGTTCTGTTTAAACTATCTGCAATTCCTGTTACACTTGTTACGTCATCTATTCTAAAGGATGTGTTGTTTAGTTTTACAACATCGTGATCAAGTGTTGTCATTATAGACATATTTTGGAATGTTAGTTCTACGGTATTTGCAACTGTAACTGCTTTATCTAAAGTTATAACATTATTAGCAATACTCATTACCCTTACATGTTCTGTAATTCCTGTACCTGTAACGATCATATATGGTATAATATTCTCATCAGGTGCTGTAAGTGTAATAACTTTATTATTTGTTACTACACCTTGTACTGTACCTATAACTGATTTAGAGATATTTGTTATACCAGGTTCGTAAGCAAAAAGTGTTGATACTTCTATACTTGTATTACTTGGAACTCTATTAACTTTATATGTTTGGTTATAATAAGGATTACTTGCCTTATGTATTAATACTCTTTTACCTGCATATTCTTCATGTATTTCATGGTCTTCAGATGTATTAATTATTACACCTCTATCTACAAAATGTCCAGTTTTAACAATATTTTCATGCCAAGGTGCATTAATTACTTGTACATTTTTATAAGAAACATTTCCGTTTGGTTCTTCTATTCGTTTTGTATAAGCATGTTCTACTGTATAGTATCCTCTAATATTTTGTGTGAATACTTTAATTATATCACCAGCATAAACTGGTTGGAAACTTGTTTCTACATTAGCGGAATCAAGAACACCGTTTCTAATAACAGTATTAGAAACTAGGGCACATTTTGTTTGGAAATCTATCATTACATTTCCTACTTGTCCTGCTATGTTACTTTGTGGTATTGTAAATGTATTTTCTAATGCATTAACATTTGAGATTTGATGTATTTGTCCATTTACGTTACTTGTTGTAGTTGCCGTAAATGTAACATTTGTAATACCGCCTGTTACTGCTGTAATATTAGAATCTGAACTATTTCCAAAATAGTCTTGGAATAATGTATCATCACTATTAATTACGAATGTACCAGCAGAATAGTCAACACTATGTGGTACAAAAGTTAAATCTTTTACATCACTTGCTTTTGTTGTGATGCCGTCAAGTACTAGATCAGCACCAGTAAAGTTAAGGCTTATAGGTGTAACATTTGCTATTAGTGTTGAAACATTAGATGTAGATGTTGTTATAGTAATTTTACTATCGTGATAATCTGCGTTTGCTGTTGCAATGTCACTATGTACTAAAGATGTTGCTGTATAAGTTGTATCAGTTGTATCTAAATCTATAAGTTGTACATAATCTCCATTAACCGGTGATACAGCACCACTTGTATAATTTATAGTTGCTATATTTGTGTTTGATGATGCTGTACAAGTACCATATGCCACAAACCCTGAGTATTTTTCTATATCAACAATGTCGTATGTATTTAAAGGTGCCACATTGGCAACATTTGCCTGTATCATACTTATAGCACCAAAATCTTTAATAATCGCTGATTGCTTATCTACCACTTCTTGGTTAGTCCAAATTACAACATTATCAGATATATTTGCTTTTTTAAGTACTAGTGTATAATCCATAAATCTACTTAAATCTGTTTGTTGTAGTTGATTACTATCTACATAATTAAATAAATCTTCTGTTGTATACAAGTATGAGGACATGTCGCTTCCTTCTTGCTCTATAAAACTTATATTACTGTTTTCTGCTTCTCTTAATTTGTAAACATTCCAGTCTTTATTTTCAGAAGATGCAACATGAATTAATTCGTCTTTGCTTGGTTTATAAATTCTATCTGTTGCGAATAAATCTTGTATATCTGATATCGCATAGGCCTGATAGTTTACGTCTTCCCTTCTCACATATCCAGCATTAGGTATATCTCTGTAACTCGGATCTGTAATACCTGTAGCATCAACTTTATTGGTTGTTGGCCATAATGCATTTGTTTTTACACCAGTAGGTTTCTTGAGGAATCTAGTTGGGTCGTCTATGTCAATCGTAATTATTTCATCGTTTTGTATGTCTTCAGTAATTGTATATAAACGTTTTCCTTCTACTTTAATTGCTAGACCATCTTGTGCCTGTACTTTAATATTAAGTTCTGCACCTGGTAGATCACCTTGGTATGCATCATCAAAATCAATTGTTGCTCGTTCTACAATAGTAATATTAGCATCAGGAGTAATATTTCCGTCTGGTAATAATGTTACATCTGGGAAAGTAATTGCTGTTGCATTTGCAACATTATAAACATTAACTCCGTTTTCATTTACTAATCTAACATTATTCACATACACATCAACAAAAGGATATTCCCCATCTATTTGTACAAGGTTATTACTTAAAATGGATGTGCCTTGCTTTGTGCCAGTAGTATTAATAATTTGTGTATATGCGCCTGATAAAACAGTTGATGATGTTGTGTACTCCCATCTATCTCCTTTATCGTAACTCCAATTACCGGAGGGTTGTAGTGATGTACCAGATACTGATACTATAATATTATTTTCTTGTGTATTGTTTGCAACATCGATTGCATATCTTTGTTTAGGTTGATTTCTGGTTGTAGGCAACATTAAGTTGGCTAAACCACTTCCGCCTAATGTAAAATCTTGTCCTGAAATTTGTAGTACTGTTGTTTTACTACCAGCCGCCTGCATAGTGCCTGTAGCACTTGAAAGATTTACTGCTGAGCCATTTACAGTTGCTGACACAGTAAATGTTGTATAAAATTCTGATAAGTCTTCAGGTTGTATTACACTTATATCTCTAACATAATATATAGTATTTAAATTTAATCCACCTAGTGCATTGCCTGAGAACGTTATAGGCATTCCTGCTTCTAATGTTGTTGGACTAGTTGTTGGACTACTTACAGCGATCATATTATTAGATCCTGTTGTGTTTGATAGTGTCCAAGCATCTGCATTAAATGACGTTACTGCTTGAGCAACAATATTAGCATTTGTTTCTACTTTACTATTAATTTTTGTAGCAATGTTTGCCATCTCTGTTACACCAGATAAGTCAATTGTATGAGCAGAATTACTATTAAGATGATCTGTAATAGTTATATTATTAATACCTGTAATGTTTGCCGCAGGTATAAGGTCGCTACTTGCAACTGTTACAGAATTAAATTTAAGATCAGCACCTGTTACATTCACATTACCTAAAATAGTTTGAACAGTTGCAAGTTCATCGTATCCAGAACCTCCGTTTGTTATTTCTATGCTGGATATAACACCTGCTACTAAATTAACTTTTCCTGTTGCTTGTATACCACCTGGTTCTGTGGGTGCAGATATTTCTATTTCTGGAACTGTCTCGTAAGAACTTTTATTTTCTGTTACTAAGATTTCTTTAATAAATCCTGTTGTATCTTCTGGAAACTCTAGTTTGAAAAGTTGTGGGTCTTGAACCATATCTTTTTTAGTAAGTGCAAGTTCAATACTTTGTTCATTATCTATATCACCGAACTCACCTACTTTTAGAGCCCATTCGTCAAATACAGTTACATTACCTTGTACAATAGAATTACTTTTAGCAAGTTTTCCAATACCTGTTAATGTACCTTTATTTTGTATCATACCCTTAAAGAATTCTACTTGCTGGTCATCTAAAATATCTAAATCTGTTAAGTATGTTTTCTGATCAAATCCAAAAAGTCCTCTTGATGCTTGGTATACTTGTTTATCAACTGGTATGAATCCTAGATTATGATAGTCGCCCATTGTTGACGTAATATTATCTAAGTTAGGCTGTAATTCTTCTCCATTAATAATAAATCCTTCACTACTTAATCTACCTTCCCAGCCCAATGTTCTTTTTGCTTTTATAAAAAGCCTGTCTTGTTTTTGGTTATATAATGTATTAAAAATTGTATCAGCAAAGTCTGTTTTATTATCAACAATCAAAGCATGTTCAGTTTGCTTAGTGTATAATATAGCAGAGTATATTTGCTTTCCTGTAGGAGGAGTTATTTCTATATTATTTCCTTCCCTTACAATACCACAATTTTTAGGATTAATAGATACTCCATTTTCATCTAACAATGAGTATTGATTTTGATCTATTACTTTGACTTCTGCAACAAACTCATTGGTTTTAGCAAAGGAAACTTTATTGGACAATGGAGATAAATCTAATGTGTTACCTACTTCCCATCCGCCTGTTTCCCAGAATAAGAATTGTTCTGCAGAATAGTTCCAGTCTCTGACATCGTTTATACTATTATCATATTCACCAAAGTTAAATCCTAACGAAGCATGGTATCTACCTAAACTAATTAGGAAATCAAATACATCTTGTACAGTTAGAAACTCTTTATCGTAATCTATACGTTTAATTATTCCTGTAGAGTTTGTATAAACAACACCAGTTGCGCCTCCTGTTGTTGGTAATGCTGGTAATAAAGTCCAGTCAGTAGTTATAAAACCAGTATCTGCATCTATATTATTTTTTGCTTGATAATATTGATCTAAATATTTTACTATACTATTTTGAGGATATGCAACTGTGGATGTCCAGTTTGCAAAACTTACAGGGTCTCCGCCCCTTGTAATACTTTGGCTTGGACCGGAAGTATCTGATTCTAAAATATTAAAGTATGTATTATTTTTATCGTAACCTCTTATTTTATATCCGTTTGTAGATTTCTCAATTATTACACCACTATAAGCATTCCTAGATTTGTATGGGGAATTGTGTAACTCTAGTTGAATGTTTTCATCTGGTATAATTAAACTTGTAGATGTCCCTGTTGTACTGTATTGGTCTGTTCTTATTGTAGCAGTATCTTTATCAATAAATCCTGCCATTCTATGTCCAAGTTTTACATTTAAGGATTTTAATTTGTCATAAAAATCTGTTGTAATGTTAAGTCCTTGGAAGTTTAGATAACTTTTAATAAATTGAGTATAACCAATATTAGTTAAGAAGTTTCCGTTTGCATCCTTTGTGCCGTGAACAGTAAAGTTATCTGCAGATTTATAGTCCCAAGACTTTCTAGATGTTTTATCTACTAGTACCTTTTTATTCATAGGTGGTACAATAAGTCTTGTTGGGTCGCCAAACATCGTTGCGAACATACCTGGTTTGGCTAATAACAATGCCTGTGTAATTGCAAATGGATATGCTTCAGAATATTTCCATGCATTTTCAACAGGAGCACCATCACCAAATCTCCAGTCTTCGTTGATTGCTACTGTATTAGATTTCGTTTCGCTATAAGAACTAGTAATTGCTGATGTGGCTGTTGAACTGGTATACCCTGTGCCCAATGTATTAAGTTCTTTGTTTTGTGGTTGTGCATAATATCTGTTGCCATATGTTAATGCAGTTTGATTTGTTGTGTCATTGTTTTCTCCACCGCCTACTGCGTAAGGGAACATTGGTTTACCACTGTCGTCTATAGTACAAACATAATATTTAATTTGTGCACCACTTGAATCAGGAGTTACACCAACTCGTTGATTCCATCTACCTGCGTATCCGTCTTGTCCTGCTAGGGAAGAATCCCAGGTGTAGTCTTCTACAAATGCACCAGTATGATCTCCACCTGGTCCACTTGCTCTTATACCTGCTTTAAGTACAAACGAACTTTTAATATTTGTTACATCACTTGTAGCATCTAAAGGATCTGAATATCCGTAAGGGCCGTAAATAGGTAATCCGTCAAATGCCCAGCCTATAATACCCGAATGTGTTGTTGCATTACCCCATGCAGATGTACTTGACATATCAACAGTTGGTAGGTAAGTTTTTGTTACGCCGTTACTATCAGTTTCTGCAATAGTATTACTTGATCTATTTCTATTTTTAAATTCGTTGTTATAATGCCAAACATCTTCTCCGTTCCAACTAGCATTGTCTTTGATATTATATAAAGGTAAACCATTTACTAGGACACCAATTGCATAACTCTCTAATGATACATTGCTATTAGCAACAGCAACCAAGTCTACTCTAGGTATATTGTAATTACCACTTCCTTCTTTTACATTACTTAAGGTTGTATCAATTTTAGTAGTTGCATAGTTAGGAATGTTTTTTCCTGTTACATAAACATTACTACTATCAAACCCTACTGATAGTCCGTCTGTTAATAAGAAACTAGTTGTAAGGTATCCTAAAGAATTATTTACTGTAGCATTAGTGTATGCCTTAGTAAGTGTTGTTGTTCCAGTAGTCTGTATATCATATGGAGATTTTAAGGTTCCTGTTGAACTTACTGGTAATATGTTTGATAAACCAATTCTTCTGTATGGATTTGTTGTTATGGATTTATATAAGCCTGATGTAAAGTTCTCTCTGTCTCCGTCTCTAATAATACCTTCTTCTAAATCTTCCCACATAGGAACATTGTTACTACTATAATTTGTATATGTAGAGGTAATATATAAAGTATCCCACCAATTAGGTTTTTCTGTAAATCCTAGCATTTCCCAAGGGTGTGTATGAGGCCTTACTGTATCATAATGATATTCAAAATATCCTCTCCAATGTCCTGGTAAATCAGTTGTTCCCCTAAAGTTCCATGTGAACTCATCACTGGAATCATATATTTCATTTTTAATATAATCTACATTATTACTTTGTACCCAGTCTGCAAAACTATTTCTTAATAGATCAAACCATTCATTTTGCGATAAGTTGTTTGGTCTAAAATATCCTGATTTAACATCAGTATAATTATATCCTGGTAAACTATTTGCACTTCTAAATTCTTTCTTAGCAGAGTTATAAATTCTTCTTTCAAATTCTAGTAATACGTCGTCTCTTGTATCACCTAGTAATACCGATTTACTTCCGTCATGTCCTAATAATAATTGTACTGGAGTAGTAAAAGAATTATCAGTTAAAATCTTAGGTTCGTACAGAGGGAACATTCCCATAGTACTTGGTGTAGGCGGTAACTCTGCACTATCTCTTTCCTTATCATACAATCTTACTAAAAGTTTATCTCCTAGTTGATTATCATATGTGCTGGATAAGTTTACTGTAATGGAGTTTGATGTATTTGTAATAGTGTAATCATGGTCTATATCTAAAAGTATTTGAGATGTACCTCGTTGCCTGTATACTAATAAAGAATTTTCTATTTTGCTGAGGTCTAAATATTTTTCTATTTGATAATTTAAAACATCAATAGAGTTTATTGTGAAGACTTCTTCAGTAAAGTTATCTCCAAAGGGAATTACATAGGACTGTTGGAATACATTATTACCAACACTAAATGTTACAACATTTCTTAATACTTTCTCTAATATAAAATCTGTTTTTAAATCTGTTGTATCAAAGTCTGTAAAATATTTTGTAAGTTCTGATCTTAATCTACCTTTATATCTAATATATTCTTGCTCTGAAAATCTTAATGCTTCTAGTAGGTTATGAGGTTGGTCATTTAATAAGAATGATGCAAGTCTTAAATCTTCTTCTGCTTTAACAATATCTTTAGCATGTTTACTATTTTTACTAGTATCTTTAAAATTATTATTTCCTAATGCATTACCAGTAAACTCGTCTTGGTTAGACATATAGTTTTGAAAATGCTGTAAATACTCTGGTTCGGAAATACTTGTTATGTCTTCGTTATCAGAATTATGTGCCCAACTTAGTGGAGTCTCATATTTACTAATTGACCTTTCATTTATTAATCCGTTTTTATCACTAATTGCTTTTATCTCAATGATATCATCTTTAACAAAGTTGTAAGTTGTAAATTCTATTATACCATTAGATGTATAGGTAAAATCTGTTCTTGGTGTACCATTTACTAATACATTAATGTCGTATCCAGAAGCATTGTCTGTATTAACTTTTGGATTACATCCTATAAAGAACTTGTTAAATGCGTTTGTTACATCAAATGAATTTACATAATAAAATGTTTTTATCGCTTGTTCAAACTTATTGTCAGAGTTTTTCCAATAAGAATGATACTCAGGTGTTTGTTTTAATAGTTTATAATAATAGTATCCTGGAACATCTGTTTTTGTGACATTACCAGAATTGACTACTTCGGTACCTAAAAAGTTTTCAAACTCTATTTCACTTGTACTTTTAAAAGGTTTGAAAGATAGTGGGAATCCTAATACTGTATCATTTGTACCTGTTCCTATCTTATAGTTAAATATCTTATTACCTTTAAATGATGTATTTGGAAATATATCTTCGTCTGTGAAGTCTTGACCTTTATCGTCATACATCTTCATTAAAGGTTCTTGATGTAGTTGTTCTTTAACCTGGCAAAGTTCTAATTTATTGTTATTCCACCAGTATTCTTTACCATATCCAAATAGACCTGCTTTAATATTTACTTGGTCTCCTTGTATAAATGTAAGAGGAACAAATCCAGTTTCTCCTTCTTCAACTCCTGCAGGATTTAAATTAGGGTCTCCAACTTTAGATAAACTTATTAGTCCACCTGCATGAGCAACTTTATATACATGTTTTGAAACTATAGGTTCATCGTTAGGGAAAATGATTGTTGTACCAACACTTAGTGGGGCATCATCTATTAATGAGCCTGTTACTAATCCGTCTACTTCTACTTTAGAAAGAGTTCTACTTACAACGGATATTTCTCCTACAAATTTATAACCAAAGTTATATAATTCTATATCTTTATCAAATTCTAAAATAGGTCTTGTTGCTTGATATTTTTTATCAGGTACTGTGGCACCTGCATCTAAAAAGTTTTGTCTGTGGTGCCAAAAATTAATTCTGCTCCAAATATTTCTGTTGGTGGCTCCTCTTTGTAATACATTATAGTCTGGACTTTCTTGTGCTGTCTTACCTCCCCATATTGCATCACCATCGCCATCACCATCGGCATCTCTATCCCAACCGAAATCTTCGTTTGTGTCAGGCGACCCACCTAAATAAAATTTTCCAGTAACTGGATCTACACCAGTTAGTGCCATAGAGGATAGTCCAGAAATAAATGTTCCATCTACATTTGATGTTAGTTGGAACATACTTGTTCTAATCTGGAATTCTGCACCTCTACCCACAAATGATATCGCTGAATTTGAGGTTTGGTCTAATATTACAGGATTATCTAATACTACGATATCTCCAGTCCTAGCAATATCAAATTTAAGATCGTTTCCGCCACCGCTTCCTAAATTAGCATCTGTAATTGTAATTACATCGTTTACTGCATGACCACTACCACCGTTTAAAAGTTCTATATTAGTATCACCGAATGTAATTACATCACTTACATTGAATATTAGTGTTCCTGAATTATTACTTCCTAACAGTCCGTCATTAATGGTAATTGTTTCGTTGTCAACAAAATCAATACCACCGTCAATAATTGTTACAACTGCATTGCCATTACCGTCTGCAACTACTTTAAAAATAGCATCAACACCATTTGCACTTGTTGATATATTACCTATATGGCCTAAGTTAGTCATGTCAACGATATGTGTACCTGTTACATTACTATTGCTAAGTGTTACACCTGCTACTGCTGTTATGCCTTGTGGTTTTTGTATTTCATATGCTTTAAATGTAATGTTTGGTCCACCAACAGAATCTATACTACTACCGGCTAAAGTAATTGTGTCGTTTCTTCTGTAGCCTGTTCCGCCATTTACAACTGATACTGCTACATGAGGACTATTACCACTAAAGTTATCATAAACAACTTTGAAAGTTGCTCCGGTACCGTTTCCTGATGATGTACTTGCAACATTATCTTTAACAATAGATGTTCTTGCTGTTTTAATTGCTGTATTTGATGACCATGTTGAATAACTGTCATTTACACTATGTATACTTAAAAGTTTTGTCTCACCTATTACTGTGACTCTAAATGATTGTCCTGATCCTGTGCCACTTGTTGTGCCTGATGCTGTATAAACACCACCTGCTCTACTAGTATCATAACGAGCAACAACATTGTCTATAGATTGTATTGCAGAGGTAGTAGTTGATTCTACTAAACTACTTTGTCCGTCTACTGTTGCTAGTTGTCCTTCTTTTACATTAGTAGTGCTGTTAATTGCTAAAACTTTGTATGGTGTAGGAATGGTTTTAAGATCGTTATCAAAGAAGTCTACATAAGTGACTGCTGTATTAATATTTGTAGAAATAGTATCACTATTTAAAACTAAATTTATTTGGCCACTATAATTTGCACCTGAATTTGTAACTGTAACATCTGATATAGATCCAATGGCATTAGCATTCGCTGTTGCTGTTGCAAGTGTGGTATTTGATCCTGTAAAACTTACTGTTGGATTCACATAACCAATACCAGGGTTAGATATAACAACTGATGATATATTTCCAGCGGTGTATTTTACATTACTGTCTGCTTCTGTAAAATTAGTATTATCCCAACTATTTAAAATAGCAATAGCATATGGTGAACCAATATTTTGTACTTTAGGAACTAATGTAATACTTTCGCCTACACCTTCTACATAAAAATCTTTATTAGTTTTATTTTCTGGTATAACATATTGACCACCAAAGGTTACTACCATACCATTTTTAAATGTAATGCCGTTAGGTGAGGTAAAATTCTTTTTGCCTAATACTTCTGTATCTATGTCAATTGGATTTGTTAATGTACCATTTATTGTAATAGATGGTAAATCATTATTACTCCAATAGTATTCCTGATAGTTTACAAATTTATCTATGTCAATTGGAGGTAAGAAACTTTGATATTCTGTAGCAAATAATCTATTATGGTTTTTTGTGTTTACGCCTGAAATACTTAATGTGTCAACTAATTCATCATAAAAAATAAAGTTTTCACTTGTACCAGTTGTTGTATTTAAATTATTAACTGCTGGAGATAAACTATAATGATGCCTTGTTGCTGTTGCTTCTCTAATATAAGAACCATCTGAATTATGGTTTGCAGAATCCTGCTTTCCTAAAAATCCAGTAATAACTTCTATATTTGATGCACTGAATAATTGTTCAACAGTTGTTTCAAAAAAGTTTTTATTAGCCTCAGTCTGTAGAACTTCAGGTAATTGTTTATAAATTTTAGCCATTAATAACCACTTCCGTTTGAACCAGAGCCGGACCCGCCACTGCTACTGGTTGTATTAGTTGTTGTACTTACATTTCCTGTATATGTGCCATGGAACATTGTTGAGCCCATAACTAAACCGTTAGGCATGTAAAAAGTTGTTCCGTAAAATACATGAGTATGACTTGTACCGTTTCCTGCATTATTTGAATTTGTTTCGTTTGAATACAAAGGATAATATCCGTTAATTGCATATGGACCTGTACTTGCTGATGCATTGTTTGTTGTATATACTGATCCTGATGTAGAACCTGACAATGTTGTTCTAGATATTTTATCTATAACTTCTATATCGGCAACTGTTGCCGTATTTAAGAACAATTCATCTGCCTCTGCCTTAACAGAGAACAAGTCTCCAAATTTACCTGTAGAATTTCTTGGTAATATAACTAAACTACCTAGCAATCCTGCTAGTTGAGAATGTACATAACTAGATAATTCTGTAAAATAAAATGTTTCGCCGAAGTCCCAGTTTGTTGCATCAAAGTATTGATTAAATGCTGTAATTACTTTGGACTTTAGTTCGTTATCACTTATACCTTCGTTCAATTTTACAATTCTAAATTTTGCTTGTAGTTCAGGACTTGCATCACTACCAAATATCTTTTTAAATTTACCACTTCTATATATTATAGTATCACTAGCACTCTTGAATTCTTCTAATTCAGCAAACTCAGTTGCTAATTCGTTTGAAGTCGGTGGTAGAGGATAAATTGTTCCTGGAACATTAATATATTTTTTAATATCTTCATAATAGTTTTTTGTTAGTACTAGCATTTCTACTACATTACTAATACTAGGATCTATTCTTACATCTTTATTTGCAACATGTTCCCATTTAAATATCATAGGTGTTATTTCAGGAAGTAAACTGTTTTGTGTCATACCTCTTCCATTGTACACCGCACAATCTGTAGTTTCTACTGCGTTTACATGTTCTGAATTAGTACTACTTGGTGTCATTAGGTATATTTTATCTATATCAGCAACATATACTTTTAAGCCTGATGCATAACCATCAGTATTATTTAATTTGGATGTTACTATATTGTATGCGTCAACAACTAACCAATTAAGATCACTAAATGCTATATTGTTTGTATAAGTTTTAGGACTTATTGTAGCAGTTGTGCCTGAACCTATAATATCTACATCTATTTCTTCTCTAAGATCTAAAATTCCACCAGATGCTGGACGTTCGTATGTGTACCCATCATAGTCTAAATAGTTTTCTAAAAATACTAAATCTTCTTCCCCAACAAAATCTTTAAATTGCAATGGTTTATCAGGTACTAGGTCGTTATCTGTGTCAAAAGGTGCAACAATAACTTTTGAAGGATCAGTATATCCATCTGCTTCTTTGAACGTGTCAACAATATGCCAATCTATGTTTTCTGTAAGACGTTGTTTGTAATTTTCGTATCTTACTCTAATCTTATCTGTACTTGTAACAGCAGTAATGTCAGTTGCATAAAGATAATTGTTATCTTCTAAGTTTCCATATTGTAAAGTACCTGTTTTTGCTGATAAGTTTGCTTCAACTAGTTGAACATTGCCTCTATAATTGGTACCACTGCCTCCGTGTGCTATAGGTACTGTTGTACCTGCTGTACCGTAAGAATATACATCGCTGTTTGCGTTACTAAATCCATTTACCATAGTATTACCATGGTAAATTTCTACCTGTGATGTTGTAGGATTATATGCTTTATATGTAATATTACCACTACCGTCAAAAATGTTATAACCAAATGTGGCATTTGTAAAACTTACATTAATTTTACCCGGTATGCGACTTACTCTTCCCATGTTGTTTGCTACAGTCATGTTTCCACTTAACTCAGGCGATACACCATCATCAAAATATGTATTAAGTGTTACAGTCGCATCATTTACAAATAAATCTTTAGAAATTACGTTTGCTTTTGCAGAACCTTCGCCCCTTAATATACCAAAATTACTAATCCAATCAATTTCGATATCATACCAATTTGTGTCTCTAGATCTTAATGGTAATTCTAATTTATATTGATTAGGATCTGTAACGGTTCCTGTTTCTTCACTAAACCATTTATTACCTGTACTTCCTGTACCGTCTAGGTACCATCTAAATGTTTCTGAACTACCAGGTTGGTTATTAAATGTTGTGATAGATATCTTATCTGTATTTGCCTTGTTATCACTATCTAAAACTTTAATATTTTTAACATTGTAAAATTTAATATCTTCTTTACTATTAAAAACGTATTGCTCTCCACGAATAGTTACATTGTATCTGTAAGAATTTAAGTCTACTGCTTCGTATTCAAATAATATTAACCAACTAGCATCATCTGGAGTATTGTTTTTACTTCCTGCGTTACTTACATCAAATTTGCTAGTTTTATCAAGGTTTGCGTTCTCTATTACATACCATTGGTCTGCTAAAAGGCCGTCTGTTATGTTTGTTGGTGCAAATCCTATACCAAATGTCTTTTTATTTTCCATTTGTGCTTGAACGTCTGGCAATTCTGAACCCTGTAGTTTTTTTCTTAGTGTTACAATAACTTCTGTTACTCTCCACCCTGTAGGAACAGAGGAACTAAGTGTCCATGGTCCTGTTGATGTACTAAGTCCGGAGGATAGTAATCCTGCATTTGATTCTTTAGTAATTCTTACCCATTTATACTCAGTCATATCACTTGGGTTTACTAATTTAAGGAAATTGTTTTCTTGGAACTGTTTAAATGATACAAATGTATTTGTTAATACCTTTTCTGTACCGGCCGCTCCTGCACTTGATGTTTCTGTAAAGTAACCTGTTGTTCCTGTTAGTTTTACAGGTAGAGGATTCCATTTAACACCTAAACTTTCTATATCAAAACTGTTAGTTTTGTATTTTTTCCATTTATCTCTGAAAGAGTCGTAAACATAGTTATTAAGATTTTGATTTTTAAAATACAGGGGTAAAATATTCTCTACAACATTATTTGCTGTATTATTTCCACTTATAACTGTACTTACATTGGTAGTTTTATCCATTTTGTAAAGGAAACCGTCATCTGCAAACAAATCTATGTTCTGTAATGTGCCTGTAGGATCATTAATATCTATATACCTACTATGACCAGCATGTGTTCTATTTACTGCTGATAATTTTTGTATGTTACTGCTTTTTGCAAAAGGAAAAACATTATAATCCTGAGAACTTATCATTCTGTTTTGAGTGAAATAAGTTTGTGGTGCTCTTTGCTTAATACTTTCTAATGATTCTGTCGGTAAACTATTGTTTACAGCATTTTGTAATGCCAATGTTATAGTCATTGTATAAGGGGAACCGTTTCTGTTTTCATACGGAACATTTATAGTAATATTTCTTGCATCGTCAGGTTGTAGTGAATAACTTACACCGTCACTGGTTCTATGCCATGTTCTGTAAATTCCGTTAGGCATATTACCAAAGTTTCCATCAGGGAACTTTAATCTTACACCATCGTTGTCTAAATTTTCTGTTGCATAAAGATTTCTTGTTCCAAATGCTTGACTATTATAGTTTAATGTTTGTCCTACTGTATTAGGTATTTTAATCCACTTACTAATTACAGCACCTGATGTATTAATTTCCTGTACCCAAACATCTGTTTCATTTATGTTTGAGGAAGTAAGATCTGCTACTCTATTTGGAATAGGTGTATTAAAATTAAAATCTGAAAATGATAATGTTCCTTGTTTGAACATCATAAAGAAACCACTGTTACTACTATCAAGTCCTTTACCGTCATTTCTATAAAACAATCCTAAATTGTTTAAAGGGTCTGGATGTCTTTCGTAAAAATATTTTCCATTTAAAAAATCACCATCTACAATTTCAAAATTTCTACTTATGCCATTTACATTTAATGTATAGGGGAAGGTTTGTGAAGCACTAATTTGTTTTGTAATTCTATATAGTTCTGTAGTTATACCTCCAACTACCCCCTTCTTAATTGGCGAAGTGAATCTATTTGTATTACTAAATGCACTATTTAATATTGTAATAAACTGTTCATAAGACTCTGGATTGTTTACGTCATTCCAGAATACTTGTTTGTTAGATAAGTTAGCACCTAAACTATCTATTAAAGGTTCAGTTGTTTTTATAGACTTAATTTTGACTAATCCACTTGCCGCCGTATTTCTTCTTGGGTTATATCCCAACATCCTTGCAAGTTTAAAGACACTTTCTCTTCTTTCAGCAGTTTCTAAAAAGTTTTCTCTACTGTTAAGGTCCATTCTAAATGCTAATGCTTGAGAAAGGAATGCAAGTAATTCTATAATTGCAATAAACTCAGAACTTTCAATGTAATCGTTAAAGTTTTCTGGAAAATTAGTTCTTATGTAATTTACCATTGCAAGTCGCAATGTATCGAAATCGTATGATGTAAAGTCTACATTATTAAATGCCTTATAGGCAATTTTCCAATCTTCTGCGGCAAATAAGTTAGTTTGTCTTTGTGATAATGCCATTATTCAAAACCCTCTGATTCATTTATAAATTCTAAATATAACACGTCTTCTTCTGAACCCGGATTAAATTTTAAGGCAACGTCCGCTCTTATTGTATGGTCCATCATATATAATGTGATATCTTTAAGTGTTACTCTAGGATCAGTATCAATAATTCTTCTTATATCGTCTTTAATGTCTTCTTCTGTTACTGTATCTTCTGGTTCCATTAGTAAATCCCATATAATAGAGCCAAAGTTTGGTTTCATTAGTCGCTCACCTTTTTTAGTATAAAAATGGTTGAGTAGATCTCTTTTAACTAGATCTATATCAGTTAAAGTATATGGTGCTCTAACCTTATCTATCGTACTAAATCCTTTAAATATTGCCATACATGTATTTATCAAAAACATTATAACTAGTTTTAATTAATAGTTGACAATGGCAATTTTAGACTGTATAATAACAAGATGAAGAATATTATGTACATACATGGAGCAAATGCAGAGCCAGATAACTTTAATTACTATACTTTAAAGTTACCAGAACACAATTTCATACGTCCTTCCTATAATATGGAAGATGATCCATATGACTTAGTAGAATTGTTTAGAATGCGTAAACAAAGAGAATTCGGTAAAGAAAAAGTAATTTTAGTGGGACATAGTTTCGGAGGATTACTAGCAAGTTGGTATGCAAGTGTTTATCCTAAAAATGTAGAACATTTAGTTACAATAGCGGCTCCTTGGGAAGGTACTCCAGTTGCTAGAATACTTGCAATGATATTTAGAAATAAAAAAGTATTTGAAAATACTAGGCCTGGGGCAGAAGTTTTAGGACTATTACAAGAAAAGTCTTACAATGGCTTACATACAAATATAGTATGTACCAGTGGTTCTAATCCATTAGCAGGATTAGGCGGAAAGGCAAACGACGGAATGATATCAGTGGATAGTCAACTTAATACTCCACCTAAATTTAAAAACACTGAAAACATCACTATAGAAGCAGGACATAGCGGAGTTTTGTTAAATAATAGTGTTACAGATTTTTTGCAAACCTTAATCGAGAAATAACATGTCTGATACAAAAACACTTAATAATACTTTAGAAGAAGAACTAAGAATTATGTTGGTTGAGAAAAACAACGAAAATCATAGTTTGAGAGCTCATATTGAATTGCTAGAAAAAGCAGTTGCTGACGAGCAAGAGCAAAAGTATAGATTATTAGTTGAGAATGCAGACCTTAAAAAAGAACTAAAAAATAGTTAACCTTTAGGGTCGTATATAGCCGTAGGGTCGTCTTTCTTTACTGGCTTTCCTTCTAAATATTGTTCTCCAGTACTTGGATCAATACCTTTATTTGTTAATTCTTCTATTGCGGCCTTCTTGGCTTCCTTTAATTCTGTTGTAAGTTGTGGCCATGACAATAAAGCACCCTCTCCAGGTTTGTAATCAAAGTTTACCCAGTCTGGTGTAGTGAATAATTCTGCTTCAAAAAGTCTTCTATCTACATAATCCTGTTTAACTACAGCACTTGCATTAGGCGATAAAGCACCAGATCTCCATTTCATTATCATTTCTGGTACTCTGTGATAGTTCTCTTGGTTTAATTGTCTTAATACAGAACTTCCTGCAAAGTTTACAGGTCCAATATGATTTACAAAACTTACAAGAGCAACAAATTGAAAGTCGCTAATAGGAACTTTTACAAGAGCATGAATACTGTTTTCTGATTCTTTCGATAAAGACATTGCTGTAAGATTTATTCCTATAGGGCCTATGCCATTGTTAAAATCTATAACCTTATTTCCCTGATCGTCTACAAGTATAATAGACGGTCCATCTATAATTGGTGTAATTCCTTTTTCTTTTAATCCAGCAACAATGTTTACAAATAAGTCTCTGTTTGTAATACCGTCTCCGCTACCACTTTCTCCTACTGCCGCACCGGGTGTACTTTTAATTAAATCATTTAAAGAACCCAAAGTAAATTCGTTTTGTAAAGAATTTGCAAGATTAGAAAAGTCTGCCATTGAACCACCTACTAATCCTGCAGATGCATAGATGTCGTTGATTGTAGCATTGGCTAAAGCATTCATTTGTGCCGGTAAAGCCTTTACATCATCTACTAAAGTTTCTAAATTATTAATATCTAATTGCACTTGTTTGATCATTGCCTGTGCTTCTTTTAATATTTTAGAAGGCCCAATAACTTTATCACCAAATGCATTGGTCATCATTACTCTTATTGGAGGCAATACTTTAAGTAATAATGTTTGTACATCCATATAACTTTGTATTTCTTCTATCTTCTTAAATACTGGATTACTGAAATTACTAATTTTGTCTTTTATAGGCCCAAGTAAACTATTTCCAATACCCTTTAATTTACCTAGTAATTTTTTTCTTTCTGCGGCTACCCTTGCACCTGAAACGGCACCAACTGCCTCAGAAAATGCTTTGGAAGTTTCTTCTACTTTTTTCGTTTTTGCATCGAGACCGTCACTAAAACTTTGTACAGGTGTTGGATTATGTCCTTTCTTTTCTGTCATCTTAACCTCCCAAATATCCGTCTGGTGAATCAGCATCGTTAGGACCTAATTCATCATCATAATCTTCTTCTGTCATAGAAGACTGTTGGTGTGCCATTGCATCTGATTTAAAATGATTTAAATAAGGTTCTGCAGTAGGCATGGTTGTTACTATAGATTTAACAGTAGAACCTTTTTCCCTACCTGACGCATTTTCTGTTGTAGTATCTGGCATTAAATCATCGGAATCTCCAAAATCAGGAGTTTTACTAGACCAGTCGTCATGTTTGTTTGTTGATATTGCACTACCTGATAAGGCTGGTAATGCCGGCATACCTGGTATGCCTCCAGGAGAATTTAGTAAGACTGGAAGTCCTGCTAAACTAATAGGTGCTGTACTAGTTAAATTTATCCCTAATGAAGAATTTAAATGGATACCACCTAATGCAGACATCATTTTAATTCCACCTGCACCTGCAAATATATCTACGCCAGTTGTTCCACCTGTAATCGCTGATCTACCTGCGGCACTTATATCTATATCTCCTCCTACTGATGTAAGTTGGGCACTCTGTCCAGAGTATATAGATGTTTGTGCAACACTTTCAAATCTTAAGTTACCACCATACCCTAATGATGGAAGTCCGGGAATAGGCTGTAAGCCAACATACTGGTCACCATCACCAGTTGCTGTATCTCCTGCGGCTTTAATATTGACATCACCACCGGCTTCTATATTTACATTTCTATCTGCTCTTAAATTAAAATTTCCTTTAGAGCGAATATCTACTGACCCTTCTCCAAATATTGTTATCCCGCCTGCTTGATCTAATTCCATCCAGGCTTTACCGCTCTTGTTAATGAAGTAAATTATTCCTTCATTATCATCTAGTAGAATTTGATTACCACCACCTGTTCTCAATCTTATATTTTTGCTGGCACCGTTTTGATCACCGTCGTCCATTACAAATTGATGTCCTGCACCTCTGTTGCCAGGCAATGCCGGACCGTCTCCTGTGGGTGGTTTTATATTACCCGGTGTTAATATTCCAAACACACTACTAGGAGATTCTCTTCTAGATGTACTTGAGGATGCTCCTCTAACGTTGTCGCCCAGTAATCCTTGCTCGTAAATAGGTCTTGCATAATCTAAGTGTGCCGGCCTTAATACATCTGTTCCTTTACCAGGATTTTCATTATCAAATTTGTTCTTTTCACTTACTGGTAATTTATACCCTAGTTTAGAGTAGTTAAAGGGAGATCCTGCCACACCCGGCACCATAAATGCACGATCTTCAGGAAATAAACAACTTACTATAACTCCGTATTTTAAATTTCCTTGCCCAAATGCTACTACAACCTGCGTTCCTGCATCAGGCGGAACCATCCACATACCATATGATTTTCCAGACCCCCTGTGGTCATCTTTCATATTTACATTTTCATTTGCATAGTTTGTACCACCTGCAAATGGAGAGGTCCAGATACAATTAAATGTTGCCATTTCTCTATCGTTTGAGCCTTTAGGATTTTTTCTTCTTTTATGTAGTGCTGGAATATATACTTTAAGCCTACCGTTCATATCTGGGTCTTGTGCAGATACGACTTCACCGAAATAAATTCCGTCTGTTACATGTTGTTCTCTTGTATATCTGTGTGCCATTTTACTTTACTCTGTTGGTGTTCCTGAGCGTTGTTCTTCTTGTTTCTTATAGTATTCTGCTCTACTTTCGTTCCAGGCCTTTTGTGCTTTATAATTTTCAAAATCTTCTAAATTCTGTGTTCCGGTTCTTTTAATTGTTTCTATTTTAGAAAATTCATATAATTTGTTCTGTGCCATATTTAACTCTTGTGTAAACAATCCTCCGCTGAAATTGGATGTACATCTATACACCAGATAAACTCCACTTAGTGTATAATTTATACTGCCATAATCAAATAAACCGGTATTGTTATCTTCGTCATCTAAATCAAAATCTAGTTTTCTAGGTGCTTCCATTACAAAGAAAATATCTTGTGTCTTTTTTGTAAAATCAGGCTGACCGTCGCTTTCTTTACGGACGTCATAAAACACATCGTTGCCTAACCAATAAGGGTCTCCCCTAACAGATAGATCCATCATTTGTGTAGACGCCGCATTTGTATATTGTCTCATTAAATGACTCATTGTTGTTGACCTAATGGAGTTTCTTTCTTCCGGTGCAGATTCAACAATATTAGATACTTCTACTGTATCTAATTTAGGCTTAACTATATTTTGAAATTCTTCTCCAAGTTGCTCATTGTCAAGTGACTTGTAAAATTCCGCCGCCATGTCATTTCCTTCCAGTCCCATAACTAATGCAGAAGCATATATGTAAGGAGACACTACAGTTAAATCATTACTTAAATCGGTCAATAACTCTGTAGTTTCTGTTGGTACCGGGTCTTCACTATTTTCTGTGGTTCTAGTGTAACCAGATAATATTGCATCTCCTACGTCATCCATAGCCAAACCACTCGCAAATTCTTTTAGGTATTCTTGGTCTTCTATATTTGTTGTTCCCCTTACACTTCCAAATTCATTTACATAATTTTTTTCTTGCACTAATCTAGAAATGTCTTCTGAAGAGTATCCGGCGAATTCTGCAAATTTTTCAAATTCTACATCACTAAGTCCTTTGAGAGTCTCAAAAATTCCACCTGCTTTTTTATCTTTACTTAAGATATCGTTTACGCCTTCACTATCATTTGTATTTTGTGCATTTTCTTCTTCTTTTAATGCAGATGCTGTGGCTACACCAGACTGTTGAGCATAGTCTCCAAATCCAAATGCTGGTATATTTAATGCATAAGCCTCATCAAATGTTAAGGACAAATCCAATATTTGCGTGTTAAGTCCTGTATAACTATAGTAGTATTCTTTTTGTATGGACATTGAGTCTAACAGAGTTGAAATTTCTTTTAATGTTGGATTTTTAATTTTTTCATATTCTTCTTCAAATATAATCATGTTTGGATTACTAGTATAAGACAACACTGGTCTTACATGAAAGTATTCATCGTAAGAACCCTTTTTTTCGTCCCAACTTTGTTCTGAAAAATCTACAAAGTGATCTGTATCTAATGTAAGCCACCTTGAATATGCACTATCAACAGTTTTAATGTCTTTCTCATTGTAACCTCCAGGTTTAATTCTAATTGCTTTATTAACAAAATCTTCACTGAGGGATAAAACTAAATATATACAATCTTTGATATGAGTACCAGCGGGAATGTTAATTGAAATTAAAGGATCTGAATAAACGGCTTTACCATTAATAGTTTTTTCTACTTCTTCAGTAATTGATATATCTCCCCTAGCACCATTAACATTGATGCTGTCGTTTATTGATCTACTAACATCATATTCAACAATTACCGGTCCACCAGCGGCGTCGTCTTCAACTGACTGCTGATCTGTTTGGGTTTGCCAATTCAACACTTTATCACCAGTGTCAGTTAATTTTGTAATTGAACCTGATTTTGCGAATGTTTCTAATAAACTATAATCCTTTAATAATGCATCAGAAATCGTATCTGGCGTCATTTTAATAGGATCACCTTCTTTACAAGCAAAATTTGATATAAACCCGTCTAAAAATAATTTAAACTCTTCGTTCGTCTTTTTATCTACCGGGTCGTCTAAATCTTCAAAATCTTTATTAAAGGCATATTCCAATCCATACCATTCTTCGGCTGGTGTTGTAGCATCAGTACCAGTGTCAGTGACTTCATCTCCTGAAGCACCGGCATCAGGATCTTGTGAATTATCCGGTGTTGTATCAGAAGTACTACCTGGTTGTACTGGATGTAGCCCACCTAACAGTTCTGATAGGGTTCTGCCTTTAATAGTGTGAGCAGTCTTTAAATGTAATCTATCTCTACCGCCTGTTTTCTGTCTATATGCACTAACATTATAAGTGGCTCCTTCTGCACTTATTTCCATATCATATGTTACACCGCCTAATTCAAAATACATTTCTGTAGGAACTTTGGATGCATCTCCGTCTGCATCTGAAGGAAATCCAAGAGGTATTCTTTCAGGCTTGCCATCTACTTCAGAATCAATTGGAACACCGTCATGTGCAGATGCATCTGGATATCCAGCAAATTCCAATTGTAAAAACATTCCAGGTAATGTTGATATTGGTTTATTATATCCGCAATATCGCTTTGCTTCTGCTATTCTATCTAAAAGAGATATGGAACCGGGTTCTGTAAGTTTAAAGTCTACTTTTAATGGTATAACATCACTGTCTAGACCATTAAATGTTTGTATAGTAACGTCGTCTATTCCTATATCAGTAGTTCCTGTTTGTGCTATAATTACATAATCTTGAGGGTTAGGTTTTGTAAGTGTCCTGTGTTTTACAAATGTGCTTTCTTTAGGTGTATCTTCTCTTGCTTCGTCGGAGTCACCTGAATCTTTACCTGCACCATCCTTTGGTCCAGTCTGTTGTTGGTATTCGGCTAATTTATTTCTTTTTAACATATACAAGGTAAAAACATACTGTGGAGTATAGTAGCCGTCTAATATGTTTCCTCGTACTTTATTTCTTAAAAATTTAGAGTACACATTCTTTTGATCATTTATAGTTTCATTATTTTGTTTGTCGTCCTTGTGATTGTCCAATTCTGCTAAACCGGCCATGGCTCTAAAATGATTCAAATCGTCTAATTCATCTTGATTAAACTCATCAGTTGTTCTATTACTGTAACTTTCTATTCGCTTTTCAATGTCTTCAAAAGTCGGACTGCCTCCTTCGTAAAGGTCAAACTGATCAAAAAATCTTTTACCCCAATGTGTTTTGATTCTATATTCACTATTTGGAACGTCACTTTTATAAATGCCGTAATCTTTGTCGCCTGCTTGATTTTCGTTTACTGAAGACATATATTACCTCGAAAATATATCTTTAATGGAATCCGATGAAGGTAGTTTAATTTTAGTTCCTGCTTTAAAGTCTCTGATTGGGTCTTTTAATTTGTCTAAATTTCTCATAGAAAATACCCACCATAACCTGGATGATTCATATAATTTGTATGCAAGTAAATCTGGTCTTTGATCGAACTCTTGTGTGATTACAAAATCTTCATCGTAAATTGATGTGGGGATATTAGGAATAGTATTTACATCTAAAAACTTGTTTCCTATTAATTGGCTTGTTGTTATAAAGGACTGTTTATTATATCTAGCCATTAAACGAATCCTCCTTTATATCCCTTTCCAGATCTTAAATCATCTAAGTCAAATTTCTTTCTTAATTTTTTAGGTGTATAGTTAGGTGTTAAGTTTACCATAACGTTCATTCTTGTAGGTACATAAGTTGTTTCTGTTCCTTCACCACCGCCAACATTTGTAACAACCGGAACATAATCACAATCTTCAGGTAACTGTATAGAATAGTCGTTTATAATAACTGGTACTTTGTTAAAGCCGTGTTCTCCCAAATATTCAAATATTAATGTAGGAGGAGGTGTACCATAAGTTTGTTGAACAACCGACTTCTCACCGAAATAACTCTTTGTTGCTGTCTTTAAAAAATGCATCATTGCTAATAAGTAATGGCCATCAAACATGTCGTTAGCATAAAAATCTGCCTGTACAGGCAGTGAAGGAGGAGTACTATTCATATATGTGTATATAGGATAGTTAGAACCATGTAGTTGTTGTGCATTATAGTTTGCAACACCTGATAAAAATATCTGTGGTGTAACTTGCCAAACCAAACCACCTGTTGCTTTAAGTGGTGCTAGTAAAGAACTTTTAGAATCTCCGTCCTCGCCAGCCATACCGTATATTTGATTCATTCCACCATTTTTAGGACGAAGTCTTGCTCTCCAATCAAAGTTTGAAATGTCACCATTTGTTTCTGAGCCACTATCATTTATTTGTATTTGTCCAGAGGCTGATGTTGCCGCCGCTAATTCCTGTGCTTTTTTAATTCTTTCTTCTACATGAATTTTACTAGTTCCGGTATCGTAAGGACCGAACCCTTCTTTACCCATTAAATTCCAAAATATAGATTGTACCCTAGGGTCTAACCCTGATACTTTTTCACTAATTTTGTTATTTAAAAAACTGTTTACACTCTTTTGAAAGAACGACATATTAATCTCCTGTGTATATATTTATCACATTCATTAAAACTATTGTTAATTAATAAAAGTGGCTAAATATACATTGACAATACGCAATAGTTGTGTATAATACTAACAATATAAATGAATTATAATTTTGAGGAGAGTTAATGGCACAGCCTAAAAAAGTAAATTATCTTAATAATAAAGATATTCTAAAAGAAATCCATAAAAGTAAAATGACATACTGTTATGTTACAGATGAAATGTATGCAAAGTATGATGTTATTTTGCAAGATGTGAATAAAATTAATAGAAACAGTATTAAATTAGCAAGAGAAAATCGTGCTTCTTTAATGCAGTCAATTGGTTACCAAGCCGCAATGGCTGATCATGATCCTAAGGATTATAAAAATAAACCAAAACAGAAAGAGTTTGCAGTTGACCCAAAAAGTATTCCACAGGAAGAATTAGTATTCCGTGTAATGACCATGGAGCATATTCCAGATGAACCAGGAAGGAAAAGAATTCCTAAAAATGAAGCAGAAACTAAAGCAAAGGTAAACTTTCCTTCTTTTAAACATTATGCTTATGTAAATGGTGAAGTAACTGAAGTTGCAAGAAGTCACTGGCAGGGAAGTTTAAGCAATGGTCACTTTAGTGTTGATCATGGTAAGATCACTAATAAGTTAGGTACAATGTTTTTAAAACTAGTTGAAAGGTATAGTCACAGAGCAAACTGGAGAGGCTACACTTATGTAGACGAAATGCGTGGACAAGCATTGGTTCAACTTAGCCAAATAGGCCTACAGTTTAATGAAGCAAAATCTGATAACCCGTTTGCATATTATACTGCCGCAGTAAATAATAGTTTTACTAGAATTTTAAATTTAGAAAAACGAAATCAAATGATTAGAGATGACATCCTTATAGAACAAGGACACCTACCTAGTTATGGCAGACAGATTGCTCATGAAGAAGAAATGAGACAGATAAGAGAAGCGGCAGAAACATCTGCACAAAGTGATATAAACGATTAATTATGGCCCAACTGTTTAAGACAGCGGCCTGCTTTACGGATATACATTACGGATTAAAGCAAAACAGTCGCTTACATTTAGAAGACTGCCACAGGTATGTGGACTGGTTTATAGCAGAAGCAAAAGCCAGAAATGCAGAAACTTGTATATTTCTAGGTGACTGGAGTCACCATAGAGCAAGTATAAGTGTTGCAACAATGAATGCATCTATTAAAGATCTTAAAAAACTTAATGATGCATTTGAAACTGTTTACTTTATAACTGGTAATCACGATCTTTATTACAAAGATAAACGAGATATGAATAGCATAGAATATGCTCGTGACCTATCAAATTTTGTAATGGTTGACGACATGTTTGAACAAGACGATGTTGCAATTATTCCATGGCTTGTTGGAGATGATTATAAAACAGTTTCTAAAATGCAATGCAAATATATGTTTGGGCATTTTGAATTACCCTACTTTAAAATGAATGCAATGGTAGAAATGCCTGATCACGGTGGCATTAATGATAAAATGCTAAGTGGGCCTGAATATGTGTTTAGTGGACATTTCCATAAACGACAATATAAAAATAATATACATTATATAGGAAATGCATTTCCACATAATTACGCAGATGTTAGAGATGACGAACGTGGTGCTATGTTCTTAACATGGGGAGAAGAACCACAATATGTTAATTGGACAGAATGTCCAAAATACAGAGTATTTTCTTTAAAAGAATTATTAGATGATCACCAAAACTTATTGGATGAATACACTTATGCTAGAGTAAAACTTGATATTAGCATCAGTTACGAAGAAGCAAACTTTATTAGAGAGAAGTTTGCAGAACAATATAATGTAAGAGAACTTCAACTTATTCCTGTAAAAGAAGAGGAAGAGTTTGAAGGAGGAGAAGTACTGTTTGAAAGTGTAAATCAAATTGTACTTGCACAATTAGACACAATAGAATCAAATACAGTCAACAAAGAAACGTTGGTTGATATTTATAACAGCATAGACACCGAATAATGTTAAAAATAAAAAACGTATCAGCAAAGAATTTTATGAGTGTTGGCAACAACACACAGGCAGTTAATTTTGATAACTGTCAACTTACTCTTGTACTAGGTCACAACTTAGATATGGGTGGTGATGGTAGCAGAAATGGTACTGGTAAAACTACTATTATAAATGCATTAAGTTATGCTCTTTATGGAGACGCCTTAACAAACATTCGTAAAGACAATCTCATAAACAAAACAAACGGTAAAGGTATGATTGTTACTGTAGAGTTTGAGATAGAAGGAAGAGCATATAGAATAGAACGTGGAAGACGACCTAATGTGTTAAGACTACTTGTAAACGGAGAAGATGCATTTACAGAAGAACAACAAGGCGACAGCAGAGAGACACAGAAAGAAATCGAAAAGATTATTGGCTTCCCACATAATATGTTCAAACATTTAATTGCGTTGAATACATACACAGAACCTTTTCTTAGTATGAGGGCGAACGATCAAAGAGACATGATCGAACAACTATTAGGCATTACTGAACTTAGTTTAAAAGCAGAAATACTTAAAGAAAGAATGAAGTTTACAAAAGAAGCAATTAAGGAAGAAGAGATTACGATTAATGCAATTAATACTAGCAATGAGCGTATAGAAAAGAATATACAAGAAATAGAAAGCAGAAGTAGAGCATGGGAAAAGAATAAGGAAGATAAAATTATATCTTTGGGAGAAGAGATAGTTGCTCTGGAAACTATTGATATTGACAAAGAGTTAGAAAATCATAAACTACTGGGTGACCTTAAAGAACAACGTGCAAATTTACAAGTATTAACATCAGAAGAAAAACGTATTGCAACTAGTTTAAAAAGAAGTACAAAGAAACTAGAAGATTTAAAATCCTCTTTGGAAAGTGCAAAAGCAGGAATATGTCCAACATGTGAACAAGAAACTGCCCATTTAGATACACATGAACAATACACTAAAGATCTTATAGATGATATAGACAAAGAGGAAATATACTTTTCAGATCTAGAAGAAAGGAATAACGAAATAAATGAAGGTCTAAGTGACTTCGAAAATATAGAAGAAGACCCGGTTGTATTTTATAATACTTTGGAAAAGGCGTTACAACATAAACATAATGTTGAAACTATGAAAACACAATTAGAGGAAAAAGCCTTAGAAGAAAACCCATATACAGACCAAATAGATTCCTTACAAAAAACAGGAATACAAGAAGTTAATTTTGATAAAATGAACGAACTTACATTTTTGCAGGAACATCAAGACTTCCTACACAAACTTTTAACAAGCAAAGACAGTTTTATTCGTAAAAAAATTATAGATCAAAATATTGCATATCTAAATCATAGACTTGCATATTATTTAGACAAGTTAGGATTACCACATGATGTAAAATTTGCAAGTGATCTGGGTGTGGAAATTACAGAATATGGCAGAGATTTAGACTTTGATAATCTAAGTAGGGGAGAACGAAACAGACTAATCCTGGGTTTAAGTTGGGCATTTAGAGATATGTATGAAAGTTTAAATAGGCCTATGAATCTTATGTGTGTTGACGAATTAATTGATAGTGGAATGGATAGTATGGGTGTTGAAAATGCATTAGGCATTTTAAAGAAAATGCATAGAGAACAAAGTAAAAACATTATGCTTATCTCACACAAAGAAGAACTAGTAGGACGTGTTAATAATGTATTAACAGTCGTGAAAGAAGGCGGATTTACAGCATACAATACCGACACAGAGTATGTTAATTGATGTTAATTTAGGTCATAATAAAGAAGTTACACTAACTTATGAACTGTACGACAATGCAGTTACACACCTGTTTTATGATCGTATTAGCAATCAACCAAACGAAGTAGTAAGCAGAAACGAATTTTATAACTTCGGTGAATCACAACAAGATATTACACAAGAACTAAATGGTATAATAGATGATTTAAGACATTTGGTGCCTGACCTTATAGGCGATGATAATGTAGAAAATTTAAATCAGTTGCACATTAATTTTCCTGACAACGAAAAGAAATATGCAAACAATCCAAAAGTATTTGCATTATTAAGAGACTTTAACAATAGAATACATCATTTAGAACGATTACAAAAACAAATCAACAATACCAGTATGCTATTTACTGTGGATAATGATCCAGGTATAGACTTACCAGAAGAAGCATACAGTATGTTTACTCCTAACAAACAGTTTGGAGAAATGTACATGAACTATCCTCACGTTGGTAAACATTTTATGGAATTATTTTACGACCAAGACACAGACATTCCACAAGAACAAATAATCCTCACACATAAAATGGCTAGTGGATTATACTGCTGGTTTGGTAATGACATGCAAGTTAGTAATCGTATGCAAAGGAATATGTTTAAATTTTTTTGTAGCATACAAAATAAAATACCATATGAGTGGGGTGATCCTAAACTTGCTATAGGATATCTGCCGCTTGGCAAAGTTACGCATGAGATAGATTTAAATGCAGTAAGCCAAAACAAATATCTACATAGTTGGGTATGTAGGTAAGTATTTTAGAACATAAAAACGGTTGACATATTGTGCTTTTGTGCTATACTAATAGCATATTTAATAAAACTAAGGGAGTTAATATGTCATTAAATGAAATAAAACAAGAAGTTCTTAGAGGTAATTTCACTACTTCTGATCTACAATCTTTAATATCTTACACAAGAACTGTTATGGAAACACAAACCAAAGCAACCTTAAATGTAGGTGATAATGTATTTGTAGTACAAAAAACAAAACGTACACCTGGTGTAATTAAGAAAGTAAATATTAAACGTTGTGTTGTTGATATGCAAGGTAGCAGTTATAATGTTCCACTTAGCATGATAGAAGTCGCTTAATGATTGAAATATTACAAGAAGTAACTGACTGGGGAAAGTACAAGGTAAACAATGGAGTTTATCATGTAAGTTCCTCAGGTAGACTTGTAGGTTATCAAGTTGATCAAGATTCTGAACTCCAAGTTCTTAAAGTTCCTAGCACACAATTCAGTAAAGCAAGACGTAAGTTTGTGAAAATTGGCGAAAGGGAAGAAGAACTGGAAAGTCATATAGTAAAAATACAAGGTTCTAAAGGTAATGTTTATTTGCTGGACACTAAAAAGAATACTTGCACATGTCCTGGTTATACTTTTAGAGGTAACTGTAAACATATTAAAGAACATTTACAAACAGTTTAGGTCCTACGGACCTTTTCAAACTACATTCAATCGTTTCGTTTCACTCAACTCTTTCATTTGTTTGAAAGTTTTTTAAAAGACCGTTATCATGTATGTTGAAGCCATAACTCACCTATAAAAGGTGAGAAAGGTGTCATCATGTGATGTCTTCGCCTTCTTAACTTCGGGTGCTATTAGGAACCGGTGAGCCTTTTGTCCCCATACACTACCGTCACGAATCTCACGGAAGCCATATAACCTTAGTAAGTTTAGTTATATAACTTGTAGGTTGCTTTTTCTCATTGCCTACATCCTTTTAATACTGTTTAACGTGTGTTTGTATCTTTGCCGCTATACATCTCTAGAGTCCCGCACCAGGATTACTGGATTGTCAAAGAGTCCGATTAAATATGCCTCGGTAGAGCCGGTGTATAGTCCTATGTGTGCCTTGTTTTGACTTAACGTCTGTGATGTGCCATGATGTGTTCTTATCAGCAAATAGTTATCAACTTGTCAATGCTTCTTTAAGGATTTCTGAGCCGCCTACCCTTACATTGATTATTCCGTTATAATAATCGTCAGTAAGTAATACCTTTCTTTCAAACTGTTCTTGTGCTTCTAAGTAACTTGCAACACCTCTACTAGGACAAAAGTGCAATATTTCTCTTGTAAAAGAGTCTTCTCCTAGTTCTATCACATCTGCTTTTAAATGATCGTTACTACCCCAATATGTTTTCCAGTCGCTTTCTTTCGTACCACGACGTTTATTTTTTCTGCCTTTTAATGGCGGTTTAGTAGTTTTAAATTTTGCTAACTTTTTACCAACATACTTTCTGTTGTTTGTTAGGTTAGTGATAATATATACGAAGGCTTCGCATTCTTCTGGAAGTTCGGTAATTTCTTTGTTATTATATAACCAAGACATTAGAGTTCATCTGTTACAGTTTTGCCTGCTTTTTGTTTAAGCATATTTTCTAGTGTTTTACCTAATAAAGTTCTTTGAGGAGTTGACATATACCAAACATCGTTCCATGCAATTGAGCCTCCGCTATAAATCACAAGTTCACAAATATTTTTTTCTAGGGCGTCTGTTTCTTTTTTCAGCCTCCCAAGATATGCCACAATCTCTTCTGGCTCTGATTGAGCTAGGAAGCGGTGAAAAAATTTACAGGATTAAAGTTCACCTCAGATTCAAATATGTATGGTTCTTCTGGTGAGCCTCCACATTCTTCTTTCTCACATCCTACTTCCATTTTTTTATTAATACCAACATTAGAAATTTCTTCTATAAATGTTTGTATTTCACTTCCAACTGCTCTATCACAGTTTTCTAAAAATTCTTTAATTTGTTTTTTATCTGAAACAACAATAGTATCTTCGCCTTCTTTAATAGTTACATCTTTAACACTATCAACCATAAGCTCAAAGTTTAAACTTGCTAATTCTACAAAGTTTTCGTTAAAAGCACGAATTCTATCTACTTCGTCTGGGATATCTGCAATTGATTGTAAACTTCTAGTAGTTCTAAAATTAGCAATACCTGCCTTTACAGCAGATTTATAACTAAAAGGTTGTACACTAATTAATAATCCTGATGCAGTTGTGAACTGATAAGATTCTTTTAAATTAGTCATTGTGGTTAAAACACCTTCAACACTCAATACACTTGTAATTTGTTCTTCACATTTATCACATACTGCTTGTACCTCAATATCATCTCCAAAGGTTGCGCCTTGTATTGCAACCAATAAAGCATCTACATCGTTGCTAAAAAGTGCCATTGCATTTTTAATGCTTGGTACACAACTTTCTATTACTTGTATCACAGCATCACCGTTTAAAAGTGCGTCTGGATTTTTCATAATCAATTCGTCTTTTGCCGTCATTGGAAGGACTGCATGTTCTTCAATAGATGTATCTAAAACATCATTTGAATAATAATCTCCCCCACTTGGTAATCCTGTATATAATTTTGGCGTTCTAAAGTGTCCTGCTAACGGATTACTTGTTTGTTTTGCCATAGTTAAAACTCCTGTTAATTACTCTGATAAATATACTAGAGTAGTATTGTACTACAAGTATTTATCACAGTTAAATACGCATATAATATAAGTTGGTAATTTATGGCAGACAAAACATCAGGACAGAACTTTACAGCATCGATTAATTCTCTTGATGGGGCAGGGGGTTCGTATTCTGCCAATTTGCCTCCCTATGTGTTAGATAAAACAGTTAGAGATGTTATGGAGGGTCTTGTAACAGCAATATCTGAATCTGATACTGAAAATAAAAAAGGTTTAAAAGAATTAGCCAAACTGTATAAAGAATCACTGGACACTCAAAAGAAAGGTAATGAGACCAATGAAAAAAATGCAGAAGATTTAAACAAAACGATGTCTGAGGCGGAAAGGCTCGCAAAACAAAGACAAGATGAATTAATCAAATCTTTAAACCAACAAAAGGCAGATAGAGAAAAGTACGAAGAGGAGATTGGCCAAGCATTTGCTAAAGGGGCCACAAAGGGCGGACGATTTGCTGGAGATTTAATTGTTAGTGCAATTAAAGGAATTGCAGTAGTATTTGGTACATCAGTTGGTATAGTGGGAAGTGCATTTTCTAATCTAGGTAATAGTTTAAGAACACTTACTGATACCGGTCAGGCATTTGGAGACCAATTAGGTACAGGAAATAATGCTACAGAACAAAATATTATATTATTAAATAGAATGGGTCTAACAACAGAACAAGCAGTTGCATCACTGGAAACATATTCAAGAGCAATGAGTACGTTGGGACAAACAAACCTTGCAAATCTAAGCAGAAGTTTTTTAGAACTTACACGAGGTGGTACCGATTTAGGTGTAACATTAGAAGAAGCAACTGAACTATTCTTACAAGATCAAGAATTTAGAGCTCGTACATTAAACAAAGACAAAATAGATACAAGCATTACAGCTCAACTTACTCAACAAAGTATACAAAATTTAAGGGGATTCTCTGCCATACTTGGACAAAGTACAGATGCATTAAGGCAAACAGCGGCAAGTGTGATGGAATCTAATAAGTCCTTTATAGGTTTTACGAATTCCTTAAATACTCCTAATGCTACAACATTAAATACAGTAGCAAAAGATTTAGTTGCAGGACTTGTTGCGGTGTTCCCTGAGAGTGGTGAAGCATTAGGTGATGCATTACTAACTGTTTCTGGTACAGGTGTTAGTGCAATTAGTGATTTTGCTAACATGCTAATACCTTTAGGTGGTAATTTAAATAGTGCATTCCAAAATTTAGCAAGTGATTTAAGATCAGGTAGTTTAGGCGTAGAAGATGTTCCAAATGCAATACAAGATTTAGTTGATGCCGCTGACCTCAATAAGGATCAGTTAGAACAACTAAGTGTTATAGCAGGATTGCAAGGCCACCCTATGCAGGAAACTGCAAGTATAATTATTACAATGCAACAAGAAGCAAGTGTGGCCAGAGAAAGATTGCAAAAACTTGCAAGTAGTACAGGAATGCAAATTTCAGAAGTACAAAAAATAACAACTGGATTTGATAATATTATAAAAAGTGTTCGTGGTGGTTATAGTGGATTATTAAATTCGATTCCTGTAGAAATGTCAAAAGAAATGGGAAGTAGTTTTGATGCTTTATTCGATGTATTTGTTGGCAAAGAAGGCGGAGTTAGTGTTCTTAATAGTGCCTTGGGTAAGGCAGGAAAAGATATAGGAGCCGCATTAGCAAATACACTTAAAGAACTTGCCCCAGACGGAGATTATGGTAAACTTATTACTAATATAGTTGAAGGCTTAGTTAAACTTACTACCTACATTATAGAAAAAGTTCAAAGAATAATCAGTGCTTTAAGTAAAGATGGAGAATTAGATATAGGTGGAGCAATAAGCACGTTTATAGGAGAATTCATAGGCTTATTCATGGAAGGTATGAAGATTGCATTGACCAATCTTCCTTGGGGTACGTTATTACCAATAGCGGGTATTCTTTTACTTTTTGTAGGTGTGACAGCCGCAATAACAGGATTCTTTCAGGCGGCGGCCTTTGCCGCAGGTCAGGCATTTGTTGCGGCGGCGGCCATGAGTGCCGGAGGAGGATTTGTTGGTCCAATGCCTGGTGGCGGAAAAGGAAAAGGATTCCTTAAAAGAATGGGTGGTATGGCATCTCGTGCTACACCATATCTTGCAGGAGCCTACGTTTTAAAAGATGGATATGATATAGTTTCTGGTTCAGATGGTGGAGCAACCGGCGAGAACATTGGCGGACTTGCTGGAGGCGGTACAGGAGCATTAATAGGTGGTATCATAGGCTCAGTAATTCCTGGATTAGGCACGGTCATTGGTGCGTCTATAGGTGCTGGAATTGGTAATTTAATTGGTGGTTCAATAGGAAGAAATAGGGACGAAAAAGAAAAAACCAAGAACTCACAAAGGGTTTCCAATATTACATCACCTAATTTAGCAGGTCCAACAACAAGTACTTTAAATGTACGATACTTAGAACAAATGACCAATCCTAATGGTAGTGGTAGTGGTCCACTAAGTGTATCTGAAATCAATAAACTAGACCAAGAATCTACAGAAACTAAAGCATTAACTCTTATCTTAGCAGAAAATAAAAGACTTAATAGACAAATAACAGAAATAATTACTTCAGGTCTTAAGACTAAGACAGTTGTCTAATTCAATATCCCACAAAATAGTTGACAACTCCTGATAAATAGTGTAATATACTATTAAGGAAATTAATAAATGAGTTGGAAAAAATACTTTACATCTGTTGATAACAGTGGACTACCACTTAATGTTCAAAGCAACAATTCTGAACGTGGTGTCGGTGCCGCAACCAGCAGATATGCCAGTTGGCTACCTGAAGTATATGCAGGAAGTCCTAATAGACTTATGCGATATATCCAGTACGATCAAATGGATAACGATTTAGAGATTAATGCCGCTCTTGATACTATTGCAGAATTTGGTACACAGGAAGATGATTATGGTGGATTACCATTTGAATTAAACTATACAACTGATCCAACTGATACAGAACAAAAGATATTAAGTAAAACATTAACTCAATGGTGTAGACTCAACGAATTACATAAAAGAGCATTTAGAATATTCCGTAGTACTATAAAATACGGTGATCAATTCTTTATTAGAGACCCTGAAACATTTAAATTATACTGGACAGATCCTGCAAATATAGAGAAAGTTGTAGTAAACGAATCTGATGGTAAAAAAATTGAAACATATTTTGTTAAACAATTAGCACCTAACTTTGAAGAACTTATAGCAACTAATCCAGCGGCTCTACATAGTAGACCTTATGGAGGCGGACAAGGATTAAATGCGGCAATGAGCTCTGTAAACAGTCAAGCAGGTAATTATATGACTGGAGCAATAGATGGTGTTGATCAAGGTGTTCCTGTAGATGCAGAACATGTTGTACATGTAAGTTTAACAGAGGGCATGGACCATAGTTGGCCTTTTGGAATTAGTATTCTAGAGCCTATATTTAAAGTATTTAAACAAAAAGAATTATTAGAAGACTCTATTATTATATATAGGGTACATAGAGCACCTGAAAGACGTGTGTTTATGATTGATGTTGGTAATATGCCACCTCACAAAGCAAGACAGTATTTAGAACAAGTCAAATATGAAGTACAACAAAAACGTGTGCCTAATAAGAAGTCAGACGGCACTAGTGTTGCAGATTCGGCCTATAACCCTATGAGTATGTTAGAAGACTACTTCTTTGCACAAACGGCAGACGGTAGAGGTTCTAAAGTTGATACTTTACCAGGCGGTGAAAACCTAGGACAAATAGACGATTTAAGATACTTTAATAATAAACTATTAAGAGGACTAAGAGTTCCAAGTTCTTACTTACCAACTGGACCAGAAGACGGAAGTAGTGTTTATAATGACGGTAAAGTTGGTATTGCATATATTCAAGAATATAGATTTGCTAGATATGTTGAAAGACTGCAAAAGCAAATACAAGAAGATATGGATACAGAGTTTAAAATGTTTTTAAAACACAGAGGTATTGAGATAGATTCCTCAGAGTTCTTTATTACATTTAATAAACCAATGAACTTTAGTTCTTATAGAGATTTACAATTAGATACAGAAAGAGCGAATTTGTATAACACATTGGCCGCTAGTCCACACTTAGCAAATCAATTTAAAATGAAGAAATATCTCGGTTTATCAGAAGATGAAATGAAAGATAATGAAGCACTATGGCGTAAAGAGAACGACTATAGAAAATTTGTTGACGATTCTAAGAATATGGATTTAAGAAATATCGGAGTAAGACCTGATTCAGATGCGGCGGTAAATTTAGATACTGAGTTAGACCCTGCGGCAGTTCCTGGAATAGAAGATGCTCCAGAAGGTGACTTAGGCATAAATACTGATGTACCTGGTACTGGAGCAGAAGTTCCACCTGGTACTACGGAGATATAATGAGACTAGTAGAATTTTACAATCCTGAATTTGACGAATTCGTTAAAAGAAACGAAGAGGATTCTAGGTCTCCTAAACTTACATTAGAAGCATTAGGTAAATTAAGAAAAGCAAAAGAAATTAAACGTGCAGAAGATTTGGAACATGCAAAGTTCCAAAAAGTAATGTATGCTAACCCTACACAGGCAGGTATTTAAAGTTTTATACTAGTTTATCCTTTTTAAGGATTAAATAAATATAATAGTAAAATACATCAATTTTGATCAAAATGATCAGATTCACACCGTTTTTAACATAAAAACACAACATACCACTAAGTACTAAACAAGCAGTATCACGGATGACTATATCTGTGACCTGTAAAATAATTTTCAAATGGAGACCACAATGTCAGAATCAAGAAACAAATTAGAAGAAATTCTTGAACTTCTCCTTGCTGAAGAGAATGAAAAAGCAGAAGAAATGCTTCATGAGTATGTTGTTGCAAAAGCAAGAGCTGAATATGAAAACATTTTAGATGAAGATTCATCAGCAGATGCAGAAGAAGTTGAAGAAGCAACTGAGTCAGAAGAAGAAGCAGTTGAGGAATCAGAAGAATCAGAAGAAGAAGCAGTAGAAGAAACTGCTGAAACTGAAGAAGAAGCAGTAGAAGAAGAAATCGATCAAACTGCATCTTTAGAAGATGAAATTAGAGCTGATGAAGAAGAAATCGAAGCAGATACTTTTGAAGCAGACGAAGAAGAAGACGAGCCAAAAGAAGAAGGCGACTTAGAAGATAAAGTCGACGATCTTGAGGACGAACTTGAAGAATTAAAAGCAGAATTCGAAAAATTGTTAGCAGACGAAGAAGGCGACATGGAAGACGGCGAAGAAGCAGAAATGGACGCAGACGAAATGGGCGACGAACTTGATCTAGAATCAGTTGAATATGATCTAGACGAAGAAATTGCTGATTCTGAAGAAGTTGTTGAAGAAGCAACTAAACTTTCAGATAAAGTTGCAGATCCAAAAGGCGGAGACGAAGATTCTAAAGATGGTATGAAAATGCCAGCACCTACTAAAGTTGGTAACGACGTTAAAGCACCAGTTATAAATGACGGTAGCGATGGCGTAAAAGGCGAATCTGCTAAAGATCACACACCATCAGACAACATTAACGTTGAACCTAAAAAGGCGTAAGTCTTTTTACTGATAGGAGTAAACAATGGCCAATAAACTATACGAATATTTAAGTCCTGAGCAATCTGGAGTCCAGGTAATGGAATCCAAAGATGGTAAAGACTTATTTATGGCTGGTTTATTCATTCAAGGTGATGTAAAAAACCAAAATGGTAGAGTATATCCCAAGGATGAGATACAAAAGGCTGTTGATAGTGTAAAGACTCGTTTGTCAAAAGGCGAGACTGTGATGGGTGAGTTAGATCACCCTGAAGAATTACAAATAAATTTAGACCGTGTTAGTCATATAATTACTGACATGTATTGTGAAGATGCAAACGGTCTTGGAAAACTTAAAATTATAGATACACCGATGGGTAATATAGCAAGAGCATTATTAACTGCAGGAGCAAATCTTGGTGTAAGCAGTAGAGGTAGCGGAAATGTCGGCGGAAGTGGACAGGTCAGCGACTTTGATATTGTAACAGTGGACATTGTGGCACAACCAAGTGCACCTGATGCCTATCCAAAAACTATATATGAGAGTTTATTTAATATGCGAGGCGGCGCTCAAATGTTTGAGACTGCTTCTGCATTAACACATGATAAAAGTGCAGAGAAACACTTGATGAAAGCAATCACTGGTTTCATCAACGAATTAAAAATATAAGTAGGAGACTACTATGACAGTGAATTTTACAGAACTACTTGAGAACGCGGAATTAACAGAAGATGTTAAGTCTGCTCTTCAAGAAGCCTGGGAAGGTAAAATTTCTGAAGCAAGAGAAGAACTTACTGCGGAACTTAGAGAAGAGTTTGCACAGCGATACGATCATGACAAAAGTCAAATCGTAGAAGCAGTTGACAACTTTATTTCTGAAAAAGTTGAAGCAGAAATTTCCGCTATTGCAGAAGAAAAAACTGCCCTAGCAAGTGATCGAGTAAAGTATCACAAAGCAATTAGTGAGCACTCTAAAGTACTTGATAAATTTGTAACTGAAATGGTTGCAAAGGAAGTTAAAGAACTTAGAGCAGATAGAGATAGAACTAGTGAGCATGTTGCAAAATTAGATAATTTTGTAGCAGAGCAATTAGCAACTGAACTATCTGAGTTCCACGAAGATAAAAAATCTTTAGTAGAACAAAAAGTTAAAATGGTAAGAGAAGGCAAGAAGCAATTAGCAGAAGCCAAGAAAGACTTTATTAAGAAAGCCGCAGACAAAGTTGAAAACGTTGTTAATGGTGTAATTGTTAATGAAGTTAAATCTTTCCGTGATGATATTACTAAAGCTCGTGAAAATGACTTCGGTCGCAGAATTTTTGAAGCATTTGCAAATGAATTTGGCATGAGCCACTTGAATGAAGCAAAAGAAATCAAGAAAATACAAAAACAAATTACTGAAATGGAATCAAGACTTAATGAATCTAAGCAAGAAATTGCTGAGAAAGACGAAGCAACTAAACTTGTAGAGTCTAAATTAAGGATTGCACAAGATCAAATGAATCGTAAAGAAACATTAAATGAACTTATGGCACCATTAGGTAAAGAGAAGAAAGAAATTATGTCAGACTTACTTGAAAGTGTTAAAACTGAGAAACTGGAAGAGTCCTTTAACAAGTACTTGCCTTCAGTTTTAGATGGTGAAACACCAAGAGCAAAGAAGACATTGTCAGAATCCGTTGTCAGTGAACACACTGGCGATAAGGCGACTGTTATTACAGAAGCCGATGACAAGAGTGCGGATGATGTAGTAGAAATAGATATGATCCGTAAACTAGCCGGACTTTCAAAATAAATTAGGAGTTAAAAAATGGCGAACTTATTTGAAAGCAACTGGTCAGCAACTAAAGATGCTTTGCTTGAAGGCTTATCTGGAAACAGAAAATCTTCTTTAGATGTCGTCCTCGAAAATACAAAGAGACATTTGTCAGAGGCCGCAACAGCAGGTGCCACAGGTGCTGGTTCAGTAGCAACATTAAACAAGGTTATGTTACCTTTGATTAGAAGGGTTATGCCTTCCGTAATCGCAAACGAACTAGTTGGTGTACAACCAATGACTGGCCCAGTAGGGCAAATCCATACACTAAGAGTCAGATATTCTGAAACTGGTGGTGGAGCAACAGCAGGTGATGAGGCTTTAAGTCCTTTCAAACTTGCTTCTACATATGCTGGATCTCCAGACGCTACAGCGGCGGCTGAGGGTAACCCAGGTAGAAAAATGAGCATTCAAATCTTAAAAGAAACTGTTGAAGCGAAAACCAGAAGGTTATCAGCAAGATGGACTTTTGAGGCGGCTCAAGATGCAGAATCTATGCACGGCGTTGACGTTGAAGCAGAAATTATGCAGGCATTAGCACAAGAAATCGTAGTTGAAATCGACCAAGAAATTATCGGTTCACTAAGAACTCTTGCTGGCGCAGGTACAACACTTGACTTTACAGCAAATACAGTAACTGGAACACCTACATACGTTGGTGACAGACATGCTATATTGGCTATTGAGATCAACAGAGCGGCTAACAGAATCGCGGCTAGAACAAGACGTGGTGCTGGTAACTATATCGTTGTATCACCTGAAGCATTGACAATCCTACAAAGTGCGTCAACTTCAACATTCGCAAGAACAACAGAAGGTTCATTTGAAGCACCTACAAACACTAAGTTTGTTGGAACTTTAAACGGAACAATCAAAGTATTCGTAGATAACTATGCGGCTGACGGTACTAAAGTACTAGTTGGTTACAAAGGATCAAGCGAAACTGATGCTCCAGCATTCTATTGTCCTTATATCCCATTAATGAGCACAGGCCCAGTAATGGACCCAAGCACATTTGAACCAGTAGTGTCATTTATGACAAGATATGGTTACAAAGAACTTACTAACACAGCAAGTTCATTGGGTAACGCGGCAGATTACGTTGATGCAATTACATTGTCCAACGTTGCATTCCAGTAAGCCTTAAAAGACTTATTAGAACAGTTTCTAACCGAAACATTAAAAAGGACTCTCAGGAGTCCTTTTTTTTGACTGGTATTTCATAATACATTGATAAATAATATTGTAATGCAAATTACATCGTTCATTCACTCTAAATGTAGCAGTGGACGGAAGTAGTCAATTCTGACGAAGGAACGCCACATTCGTTCATCGCCACTCTAAATGTAGAGCGACGACGGAAGTAGGTAATAGAACCGAAGGAACG